TCGGTCGCATGGTTACATCATAAAGGCCACAACAAGCATCATTGGGAATGGTGGACTGATTTTTCAGATGATGGCAAAATAATCGCCAACAAAATACCGCTTAAGTACGTAATTGAGATGGTATGCGACTGGATTGGAGCCGGAAAAACATATAGCAAGGAAAAGTGGACTGAAGACGAACCATTAAATTATTACATTAAAGTTCGTGGCGGAAGATATTTTCATCCTGAAACGGAAAAGCTTATTCTCGATCTTCTTAATGTAATAAAAGACTTTGGATTAGAACGTTTTCACAAAAAGTGCAGGATGTTACTGAAACATGAAAAGCAGAATGATAGCAAACATTATTAAAGTAATCATGTGCCACTTTGTTGGCGATTACTTCATGCAGACAGAATACATGGCAAGGGAAAAGGGTAAAGATTGGTATGTCCTGTTTGCTCATTGCGTTTGTTATTGCGTTCCGTTTGCGGTTGTATATGGATGCGATATAAAAATATTGGTATTGCTTGTATCTCATATTGTGGCTGATGCATTAAAGGCAAGGTACAACATGATGTCGATATGGGAAGACCAATATTTTCATTTGTTGATGGTGATTCTGATTTATGTAGTTTAAGGAGAAACAGAATGATTAAAGTTGAAAATATAGACGTTTGGGGTTTTGAACATGCTATCAGAGGTATGAGAAATCCTCTTAATAGCTGGGCAAAGAGTGATTCGCTTATGTTCGGAACTGCAACTGTATATGCGGACGATAAAATTATAGCTGAAATGATTGGCCCAAATGATCTGGAGCTTATGAGAAAACTTTATGCTGCTGGTCCGGAGCATAGAAAGTATCTTAGGCAGATATTTGTCTCAATGGATATTACTGCGCCACTTTATTGGTGGAAAGAGTTCGACACATACAAGGTCGGGACAGTTTCAAATAGCTGCAGTACAATGCATAAGATTCATGCTAAAGAGTTTACTTTGGACGACTTTAGTGTAGAACACTTAACTGAAGGAAATCTTGAAGGCTTTAAAAGCAATCTGAACTGTTTGAATACAGCAAGACAGAATTTCATAGAAACAAAAGATAAAATATGGTGGTGGCAAATGATCCAAACACTTCCATCATCATATAACCAGAGAAGAACGATCACAATGAACTATGAAAATGTAATGACAATAATTAAACAGAGGACTGGCCACAAGTTAGACGAATGGAACGAGCTCGTTGATATTCTCTACGACCTTCCATATGTAAGAGAAATAAGGAGCATTGCAAATGACTAGAAAAGATCCATATGATATTGTTCACATTCGTGGAAAAGAATACTCAATAAAGAAAATTGAGAAGCTTTATGAAAAAGATACAGCAAAGCCTCCAAAAATGATGGAAGGTATAAATCTCGTATGGTTTTGTCCGTCATGTAATGAATTCCATAATATTGATGTGTTTAGTGGAATAAAAGATAAATACTGTGCACATTGCGGACAAAGAATTAAATGGCCAAGAGCAAAGAAGAAAGAAGTAACTAAGCCAGTCGTAAAGAAAGGAGATTCCAAGAATGTTCAACAAACAGAAAGACGAGATAAAAACGACAATTAAGGAAGAAGTTTCAGAAATAGTCAATAGTGGTAAAGTTTTATCTATCGGAATTATGATTCTTTGTAGTCTTACTGTTGGTTATATTTTGGGATCAGTAACTACTGGAGCAATGGATCGAGCTTTACTTGCTGCTAATCGCTGATATTTCAGTTCCTATAATGAAAGGAGACTATACATGAACGAAAAAACGAGAAAAAATCTGGAAGATACAATGAATGATTGTTTAGACAGAGCGTATGCTTGTGAAGCTGATTCGGAGGATTATGTAAAATACATTTCAAAAGCAACATCGATTGCGAACGTTCTTAACGAAGAACAGAAAATTCAAAGTGAAAAAGAAGTTGAGCTCAAAAAAGTTGAGCAGAGCGGAGAAATCACTAAGAAGGATGTGTTCTTAGCTGGAGCGCCAATCTTAACGTTGTTATTGGATTTAGGTTTACGAAATACGATATTTACGAGTCAGATGAAAAGAATTACGGACTTTGAACTACACAATACGTATACAACTTCTGGAGGACGTTGGATCACAAGTTCGTTACGTGATATTTTCAACTTCAATGGCAGAAGAGGACGATAAAAAGTCCTCTTTTGTTTTTTCGCTGAAATCGCATCCTCTTTAATGACAAAGGAGGTGTTTAATAATTTATGATCACATTATTTGGAATTATTGCATTTCTGGCGTTTCTAATTTTTATAGTAACAATATTTTTAATATCTGGAGGAGTTACTGGATTATTAGTCGCTGGAGATTTGATAATATTTTTCTTTATATGTGGTTTTTTATTGAAACTTTTATTTGGAAGATAGAGAGCATCAATGAGGATGCTCTTTGTTTTTTCATGACCTATTACGAAAGGAGATTTATATATGGAAATTAAAAATAAGGAAAAGAATGAATTAACATTAACTGAGAAGCACGATCAAGAAGTTGATATGCAATTGAAAGAGGCTAAAAGAATTGGAAAAGATGTTCTTATTGGCAGTTTCACAGCAGCTTCAGTTTCATGGTTAGGCTATCAGTTTCTACGTTATTTTAAATCATTCGTAAACGTTTTAAGCCAGTATAAGAATCAAAAGAAAGAGTCTGAATAAGACTCTTTTTGCTTTGCAAAGGAGAAAAAATGAATACAGGTATTATTTGGGATTTAGCAGGAAGATTAGTAAATATTACTAGAAAGCATACTCCAGAAATTCTGGCAGGTCTCGGAATTGGAGGTTTTATCACAACAAGCGTTTTAGCTGCAAAGGCTGCTCCGAAAGCAGCAGAGAAGATCGAAGAAGCAAAAGAAGAGCTTCAGGTTGAGGAACTTACTCCAGTTCAGACAGTTAAAACTGTATGGAAAGATTATATTCCGGCAGTAGCAACTGGTATAACATCTACTTTATGCATTGTTGGTTCTGTCAACACAAGTCTTAAGAGAAATGCAGCACTTGCAACTGCATACGAAATGTCTAGAACAATGATGGAAGAGTATCGAGCAAAGACAATTGATATTGTCGGAGAGAAGAAAGAGCAAAAGATCAGAACTGCGATTGCACAGGATCACATCGAAAAAAATCCACCTATGGATGATGATATTAATGTCATTAATCCTGAAGATAGTAAAACACTTAAAATCTTAGTTCAAGATGAATTAAGTGGATTCTATAAGCTTGTTAACAATTTAGACGAAGTCAGATATGCAATAGGAAGAGGCTATGATAAGCAAGAAAAATCATTCGATGAAAGTATGAGCGAATACGAGTGGTATTGCATTCTAGAACCTCGTATTACTGATATTTTAACTGAAACACAGATTCATAGAGCTCAAAATTCTTATTGGAGTTCAGCAACTCCATATGAAGGATTTAGCTGTGAAATTGATGAAAACAGTCTGAAGACAATAACCACTGGCAAATGGAAAGGGTATCCATGTTATTCAATAACTTATGGAAGTTATCCAAAGTACCAGGATTATTGGAGAACCTACTGACTCCAAGAATTGGATCGGTGGTTTGAAAAACATTACTGGTGGTGAATGATATTTAGCTCGCGTATTTTTCATCACCTATTATGACATATATATAAATATAAGGAGGCATACTATGTCAGAACAAATCAAAAACGAATCTATGGAAGTTACACCAGCTGTTATTGGCAGCGAAGAAGAAGAAGTTACTTGTGAAGAATCCAAGAGGGATTATCTGAAGGACGGACTTGCATTAGGTATTGCAGCACTTGCATTAGATGGAGCATTCCATGTAGGCAAGTTTGTAGTTACTAAGGCAATTGTTCCTGTCTGGAATAAGGCTACAAATGGATTGAAGAACATGAAGGCTTCTCGCGAGGCTAAGAAAGCTGAGAAGGCTGCACAGAAATCGGAAGATTCTGTTGAACAGAAAACCGAATAAGGTTTATCTATGTCGAAAAGAGGACATCACATGATGTCTTCTTTTTTCTTTGCGCGAAAGGAGAGTAGAAAGGAACGGTATTATGCCAGACAACATTACGAGAACATCATTAGATCAGAATATTAAATCAGAAAAGCCTGAACGCGAAAAGCAGGCTTCGGTAGTCGCAACACCGGCAAAACCAAAAAAGAAGAGTCTTTGGCAGGAAATTAAAGAACAGTTCATTGCTGAAGATGGGAAGACTGTCACTGAATACATCGCAAAAGATGTTGTAGTTCCTTTAGTAAAAGGAATGATTCAGTCTGTTGTAAATACGGCTGTTGATATGATGCTTTATGGTGGCGGAGGTAATCCAAATTATAGGAATAATTTATCCGGATATAGGTCGAATAATGTTTCCTATAAGCCATATTATGATCAGAGAAATAGTAACAATAACAACAGCTACTATTCGAAGCCTAGAACCAATTATGGATACGAGTACAACGAGATTGTCTTCGAATCCAGAGCAGATGCTGAAGCAGTATTCTATCGAATGATGGAAATTATTAATGCATATGGTGTTGTAAGAGTTGCAGATTACTTAGAAATCTCAGGAAGAGAAAGTAATTATACAGACAATAACTACGGTTGGCCAAGTTTGGAAGGTGTTCAGATCCGAAGAGCTCGTGATGGTGGATATTTCTTAGACTTGCAAAGACCAATGCCTATAGATTAGAAAGGAACGGCAAATGAACCAAATTGTTGATAGTGTTGTTTCTGTAGTTAAAAAACATTTACCAGAGATCCTTGTTACTTTAGGGGTCTCTGGCGTTGTTGCAGGAACAGTTGTGGCGTGCAAAGAAACAAAACAGATCGATCCAATCTTAGAAGAACATAAAGAACAGATCGATACAATCAAAGAAAAATCTGATCAGGGTTATATTTATGATCCTGAAATGGATGCAAAAATCGAATATACGGAAAAAGACAGAAGAAAAGATGTAACTGTAACATATTTTAGAACCGGATTTAGGCTTGTTAAGTTATATTTACCTGCAGGATTATTAATCGGCGGTTCTATTTGGTGTATTCTCGGATCGCATAGTATTATGGTTAAACGTAATGCAAGTCTCGGTGCAGCATATGTTGGATTGTCTGAAACGTTCAAGAGTTACCGTAATAATATTGTAGAAAAATACGGTGAAAATGCGGATCTCGAGGCAAGGTATAACATTAAAGCTAAGAAAGTCAAAGGAAAAGACGGTGAAGAAGATTCTGTCGAATACAAGATGACAGATAAGACTGATATTTCAGATAGAGACTTCACAAGGTTCTTTGATATGGATAGCTGTTTCTGGGATAAGAGTGTCAATATGAATCTTATGCAGATCAATACTGCTAAGAGGAATATTCGTCGAAAACTTAAGAGAAGAAGGTCTCACAGGGTTTCATTTAATGAAATTTGTGCAGAACTTGACTTAAGACCTGATCTCGAAAAGGGCGATGTCATCGGTGCTATTTTCAGACCAGGAGAGAAAGCAAATCTGGATGAATTCGGTGATCCTGCAGACTTTGATATTTTGGTATATGTATTAACTCCAAATGGAGAAAGAGTTAAGAAACCAGTTGATACAGCAATTATGGATGGCGACACACTCAATCCAGTTATGCTGTTAGATTTTGTAGGACTTGAGCCATTAGTTTATTAAAAGATATTTGAAAGGAGAGTAGAAAATGAAGAAACTTGCAGTACTTGTTTCATTCGTTGCTGGAGCAGCAATTGGAGCAGTTGCGGTACATTTCATTGAAAATGATATTTTTGAAAAGAAAAAAGACGAGTTTTATGAGGCTGAAGTAAAACCCGCTAGAGACGAATACAGAAATAAATCAAAAGAGCTTGATGATCTTAAAAAAGAGTTAACTGATAAAAACAGAATTCTCAAAGAAAAGATGCTTGATACTTATCAAGATTTAAATGAGAATCTTGGTTATGTAACCGATCAAGCCGTTGAAAAAGCTACAGAAATTAAAGAGTCTATCGAAGAAAAGGTAGACTCTTCTGTTTTAACAGCTAAGAATCTTATTAATGATTTTCGAGGAACTGTTGTAAATACAGTGGCTAATAGTAATAGCACATACTTCATATCTGGCGACGATTACGAGGATCATGAAGACTATTCAAAGATTCCACTTGTTTACCATGCAAATGGAATTGTTATAGATAAGGACTTTAATCCTGTAATCAATCCTGAAGATATTTTAGGCGAGGAAAATTACAAACAGTTATCTAAGTTATTAGAAGATCGAGTAGATATTGCGTGGATTAGAAACGATGATATTTCGTCAGATTTTGAAATTCAACTAGCGGATTACGACTTCAACGACTAATAGTCGAAAGGGGGTCAGATGATACATAGTAAGGAAATAGATAAAGTAAATAATGAATATTTTGAATGGATGTATCATCTAGTTTGCAGTACCGAACGTAAAAACAAAATCTCATATAGAAAACTATTATATTTTCTGCATTCTTCAACATTTGTTCCGACAATAGACATGGATGACAACCGTAGAATTGATGGAATAGATTTCAGATACAGATTTGGATACGAATATGGATATCCTGATGCTGTCATAGAAGAATGTTTAAACACAAGAGACTGCAGTATTTTGGAAATGATGATCGCTCTATCTTATAAAGTTGAAGAAGAAATAACAGCTAATTACAGATTTGGTAATCGTACAGGACAATGGTTCTGGTCGATGATAGTATCACTCGGATTAAATGGAATGGAAGACAAATCATTTGATAGAGAGTATTGTGCAAATGTAATTACTAATTTCTTAGCTCATCGGTACGATTACAACGGAAAGGGCGGTCTTTTTACGTTAGAGCATCCACATAGAGACATGAGAGAAGTTGATATTTGGTGTCAATTTATGTGGTTTTTAGATGAAAATCTTAAGGAGGAATGGAATTGAAAAAAGTAACTATGCCCGAAATTAAAATGCCAGTTGCTGATGTAAATACACACGAGTTTACATTGCAAGCATTAAGCATGATTTCAAATATGTTTGATATTCAGGCAAGCATTAATCATGGATTCGTGAAGAGTGTTAATAGTTTAAATCGTAGTAATTTTATTTTGACATGCTGCCTTGGTGTAACTGTTTATTTAATTTATGAAATTAATAAGGATGTAGAAGAACTTAAATCAGAAGTAAACGAACTTAAGAATCATTAAGAAAGGAGAGGAATCGAATGATAGATTTCTTAGTGATATCTACAAAGGTTACAAAAGGGACCATAGAGATCTATCCAAAATTTAAAATACAGAAAAGCTCTGATCTAATGATTCGTGGTCGAGACTTCTATGCAATTTGGGATGAAGAAGCTGGGGTCTGGTCGGAAGACGAACAAGATGCTGTAAGACTCATAGACAAAGAATTAACAAATTATTATCAGAAAAATAAGAATCAGTTTGATGGTAATGTCAAGATTATGTATATGTGGGATGCATCGACCGGAATGATTGATAATTTTCATAAGTATTGTCAAAAGCAGATGAGAGACAACTATCATATGCTTGACGAGAAATTGATATTCTCCAATGATCCGGTAAATAAAAAGGATTACGCTTCAAAAAGGTTGAACTATCCGCTTCAACCAGGCCCTATTCCAAATTATGAAAAGATAATGTCAACATTATATGATCCAGAAGAACGAGAGAAACTTGAATGGGCTATTGGATCGATCATATCCGGAGATTCAAAAGAAGTACAAAAATTTATTGTACTTTATGGTGCTCCAGGATCTGGTAAGTCAACCGTATTGAATATTATTCAGAAACTATTTGATGGATATTATTCGGTATTTGATGCAAAGGCTCTCGGTTCATCAAATAACTCGTTCGCACTTGAGGCATTTAGAACAAATCCTTTGGTTGCAATTCAGCATGATGGTGACTTATCTAAAATTGAAGATAATACAAGATTAAATAGTTTAGTTTCTCATGAGTACATGACAGTAAACGAAAAGTTTAAAGCGACTTATACAAACAGGTTTAAGTCGTTTTTATTTATGGGAACAAATAAACCGGTAAAAATTACCGATGCTAAATCAGGTATTATCCGAAGGCTTATTGATGTAGTTCCATCAGGTAATAAGTTAAGTTTAAGTGAGTATAGAAAACTTACAAAAGGCATCGACTTTGAACTTGGTGGAATTGCATCTCATTGTAAGGAAGTATATCTCGAAGATCCTGAAAAATACGAAGATTATATTCCAAGACGTATGATGGTTGCATCAAACGATTTCTACAACTTCGTATTGGATTCTTTCTTTATATTTAAGGAAGAAGACGGAGTAAGCCTTAAAACAGCCTGGGAGATGTATAAAACATATTGTGATGAAGCAAAAGTGTCTTATCCATTACCAAAAAGGATATTTAAGGAAGAACTTAGAGATTATTTTGAGTCATTTGACGATACACATTTGAGTACAGATGGAAAACGTTCTAGAAACTATTATTACGGTTTCAAGACGTCTAAATTTGAATCAGCATCTGATACAAAGAAACCAAAAAAGAAGACTGATCACGAACTCATAGAGTTTAAAAAGCAGCCTTCTTACTTTGATAATCTTTGTAAAGAGTGTCCTGCTCAATATGCAAATACCAATGAAACACCTACATATTCGTGGGTAAAGGTAAAGACGTCGTTAAAAGACATAAATACTTCAGAGCTTCATTATGTAAAAGTTCCTGAAAATCACATAGTTATCGATTTTGATATTCCAGATAAAAATGGTGAAAAAGATTTCAAAGCGAATCTAATAGAGGCAAGTAAATGGCCAAAGACTTATGCAGAATTAAGTAAGTCAGGAAAAGGAATTCACCTCCATTATATTTGGACAGGTGGAGATCCGAATTTACTTAGCCGGATATTTGATGATCGAATAGAAGTCAAGGTATTCACAGGTAATTCATCGTTAAGACGAAAACTTACCGAGTGTAATGATTTACCAATTGCTGAACTTAATTCTGGTTTGCCATTGAAAGGAGATAACAAAGTGGTCAATTTTGAGGGAATTGCTAACGCTAAATCGCTTAAGACCATCATAAAGAGATGCTTAAATAAAGAATACGATAAGATGCCTAGCACGAAGCAGAATATCGACTTTATTTATAAGATCTTAGAAGATGCTTATAACTCAGATCTGAAATATGATGTGACAGATTTAGCAAACGATATTCGTGTATTTGCGACAAATAGTACTCACAATTCAGATTATTGTTTAAAACTGGTAAATAAAATGCATTTCTGTTCAGAGGATCCTTCCGATAATGTCGAAAGCTTAGAAGACAGAGTGATATTTTATGATGTTGAAGTATTCCCTAATCTGTTTTTAGTCAACTGGAAATGGGAAGGCGATGACAAACCAGTTATTAGATTAATAAATCCTGGAATGAAAGAAATTGAGGAACTTTGTTCACATAAATTAATCGGATTTAACTGCCGTAGGTATGATAACCATATTCTTTATGCAAGAATGATGGGCTATAACAACGAAGCGATATTCGAATTGTCTAAGAGTTTAATCAACGAAGGACGTGGATATTTTAGTGAGGCGTACAATCTGTCTTATACCGATGTCTACGATTTCTGTACGAAGAAACAATCTCTTAAAAAATGGGAGATCGAATTACAAAAAGAACATCCTGAATTAAATATTATTCATGATGAACTTGGTCTGCCATGGGATAAACCTGTTCCAGAAGATCTCTGGGATAGAGTAGCAGAGTATTGCGATAACGATGTTATAGCAACCGAAGCAGTCTTTAATGAAAACCAGGGAGATTGGATGGCTAGACAGATTCAGGTTGAATTGGCTAAAAACCTCCATGGTATTACAAATGTAACAGTTAACGACACGACTAACACCTTATCTGCAAAAATTATATTTGGTAACAACCGTTCACCTCAGGCAGTGTTCAATTATAGAGACTTATCAAAACCGGTTTCATATAAAAGATATTCTGAGTATAGAGAAAAGTTCGGTGAAGATTATGTATTCAGGGTCTTTGATGCAGATGGATTACCTTGCTATAAGACTTATGATGGCAAATCTGAATTACCAGATGGATATTCAATACTTCCGTTCTTTCCTGGATACAAGTTTGAGTTTATTAAGCAGCTTGTAAAGAGGAAAGATTCTGACGGATTGGATATTGAGGATGATAAAGGTGTGTTAAAGTTTTCACCGCATTCAACGTATCTCGGAGAAGAAATTGGTGAAGGCGGTCGTGTATTTTCTAATCCAGGTATGTGGAATGATATTTGGGATGGGGATGTCTCAAGTATGCATCCGCATAGTGTAATTTATGAGTGCTTGTTTGGTCCTGAATATACGAAAGTATTCCAGGATATTGTTGATGCCAGAGTTGCTATTAAGCATAAAGACTTTGCAGCAGCAGAAAAGATGCTGAATGGAGTTATGACGCCGTATCTTAAAGATGAATATGCAAAATCTCTTGCACAGGCTTTAAAGATCGTTATTAACTCTATTTACGGTTTAACAAGCGCAAAATTTGCAAACACATTCAAGGATCCGCGAAACGTAGACAACATCGTCGCAAAACGTGGAGCTTTGTTTATGACATTGTTGAAACAGCAAGTTGAGAAATGGGGTTATACTGTTGCACATATTAAAACAGACTCCATTAAGATTCCAAATGCAACTAAGGAAATTCAGGATTTTGTCATCCGTTTCGGAAAGGAATATGGATATTCATTCGAAACAGAAGCAGAGTTCTCTAAGTTCTGCCTTGTAAATGATGCAGTTTACATCGCGAAATTTAAAGAGCCTTTAATTGACAAGAATACTGGTAAAGAAACTTGGTGGACTGCAACAGGTAAACAATTTGCTGTTCCATATGTGTTTAAAAAGTTGTTCTCTAAGGAGCCGATCGTATTTGACGATATGTGTGAAACATTTGCAGTTACGACATCCTTATATTTGGATATGAACGAAGAACTACCGGATGTATCGCAACTCGAAGAGAGGCTCAAGAAGATCGATAAAGATATTAAGAAGTATGATGGTCCTCTGTTCAGTAAACTTTCTGATGAAAAAGAAGAACTAATTAAAAAGATTGCAGAAGGGCATAACTACAAATATATCGGAAAAATCGGTTTGTTCACTCCTATCCAGAAAGGATTCGGAGGTGGATCTCTCGTAAGAGAATCAAATCTTAAAGGACAACTTAAATATGATTCAGCATCAGGAGCTAAAGGCTATAGATGGCTCCAATCAGAAACGGTAAAGACTCTCAAATTAGAAAGTCATATTGATCGTTCCTTTTATGATGCTCAAATTGATACTGCGATTGAAACAATATCACAATACGGTGATTTTGAATGGTTTGCTTCTTAGCAGCCATTTGAAATAAAGGAGTTTGGAGCTGAACTTAACATATTAACTGCTTTTGATCCTCCTATGATACTAAAAGAGTAATATAGATTACTATTCCTATCCCCCGTGACTCTCCAAACTCCTTGATATTTTGGTAAAGACGTCTTCTTACTTAGAAGGCGTTTTTATATTTATTCAAAACTTATTTACAAAGAAAGGAAGAAAATTAAAAATGAGTAAAGTAAGTATTGACACTAATGGAAAACTGTTAATTGAAGATGCACGTATTCTGTACCGTAATTTTGGAGGTAGAGAAACTGATTACAACCGTGAAGGCGATCGTAACTTCAATGTCATCATTGACGATCCTGAAGTAGCACATAGAATGCAGAACGATGGCTGGAACGTTAAGTTCAGAGCTCCTAGAGATCCTCAGGATCCTGGTATCTACCATATTAAGGTTAATGTCAAGTTCTCAAGCGCAAGGCCTCCGAAAATCTACCAGCACACACAGGCTGGTGTTGTTGAGTTAACAGAAATGACTGCTGGTCAGCTTGATCAGGCTGATATTTTAAGCTCTGATATGCTCATCAGTCCGTTCCATTGGAATAAAAATGGTTCTTCTGGTATTTCAGCATATCTGGATACTCTTCATGTCGTTCTTAGAGAAGATCCGTTCTTCAATAAATACGCCAACTTATACCCAAACGCCAATAAAATGGAGGGTTAAGATCTATGACGCTTCCTTTAGATCATCCTTTTTCAGAGTTCAACAACTATTTGTATATGGAATCAGGAACGCCTAAACTTCCTATTTATATTTGGAAAAAGGGAAACAAAGGAATTCTAGTAGAGCTTCACCTCAACGATAAGGAAAATGGCCCGCGAGGCAGGATATTCTCTATGAAATTCTACGATGAGTATAACTTCGATCTAGAAAAATGTCTTGGTGATGTCATCAGACCGACACTAGACGAATTATATTCTGGTCTAGCTGATAGTATCAGAAGGAGGTTGAACCAAGATGCTTGATTTTACCGGAAGTAGAGACAAATTCGTGTTCTTTCAGTACTGCAAGTTCTGTGAGCATAAGAATAAAGCAGAAAATGAAGAACCTTGTGATTATTGTTTAGAGAATCCTGTAAATAAAGATAGTCATAGACCCATTAAGTTCAAAGACAATGGGTCTTTGGCTGCCTATTTAAAAAAGAAGTCAAAAGGAGAATAATAATGGACGATTACAAAGAATCAAAAGATATTCACACAAGAGCTTTTAATGCTCTTGAAAGATATTTCTTCCCTCAGTTGTCAGGATCAAGTAAAAGAAAACTTGAACGCCAGAACACGATCCACCTTAGAGGCATTTGCCCTAACTGTGGCAAAACAAATATGCGTTTTTATAAGCGCATCTATACCAAAAGCGGAGACAATATGGCCAATCGCTGGTTCTGTAAAGGTTGCGGTAAAGCCTTCAAACGTGAGGATTTAGAGTATGTTAAGTTCGTTTAATAAGGATTTTTATGCTTTCATTCCGATATGGATGCAGAACAAGCTCGATATGAAAATTCTTCTTTACGGTAAAGAGGGATGGTTCTCAAGAGCTTGGGATACATATAGGAAAAAATGCCTCACTTTCTCGAAAGATGATCCTGAAGACCCTGATATTTTCTTCGCGAAGGCAGAAGGAAATAAGGTCGAGCTAGTCGCAAGCGACGATGACGGAGTGATATTTTCGGAAAGTGATGAATATTCTTCATATGCGAAGGAGGATTTAAAGTGTGACTAAAATTTGGAATTGGATCAAGAGCAAATTCAGTAGAGCAAAGAATACTGAACCGGTTGAAGAGAAGAAAGAAGAAATTCCTTTATATTTAGCCTGCAACGGAATGTACATCGCAGTGATCGAAAGCATTGAACGCCAGATCGAACAAGTTAAGATCGATTATGCTCTCGGTACGATCAATAAAGATATTTATGATCAGCACTTCGAAAACTTCCAAAAGAGAGTAAAAGAACTATCGGCAAACTACGCTAAAGAACTTTTATATTCTGCATAAGGAGAGACTATGGGATTAGGTTTATATGATTACCAATTAGATGCCATTGGTCATATGAAAAATGGCTGCATACTCTGTGGAGGAGTTGGATCAGGTAAATCTAGAACAGCTCTTGGTTATTACTTTAAAGAGAACGGTGGTGATATAGTAGGTAACGATCATACGTCGAATTGTAATATCACCATGAAAGACCTGTACATAATTACCACTGCTCGAAAACGAGATTCAAAAGACTGGGAGTCAGATATGGCTCCTTTTCTTTTGGTTCCGAGTACACAGACTGTAGATAAATACGGAAATGTACATTACAGCAAGAATGATGTTTACAACCATATAGTTGTCATAGACAGCTGGAACAACATTCAGAAGTATAAGGACGTTAGAGACGCGTTCTTTATCTTCGATGAGCAAAGAGTTGTGGGAAAAGGGGTATGGGTTAAGTCTTTTCTTAAAATGGCTAAAAACAACGACTGGATATTACTAAGCGCCACACCTGGTGACACTTGGTCAGATTATATTCCAGTGTTTATAGCAAATGGCTTCTATCGTAATTTCACAGAATTTAATAATGAGCATGTTGTCTGGAGCAGATTTACAAACTTCCCAAAGGTTGACAGATATGTTGGGACGTTAAAGTTAAACCGCTTAAGAAACGAGATTCTCGTCGATATGGATTTCCACAGACATACAACCCGTCATTACGAAATCATAGAGTGTGATTACGACAGGCTTTTATACAAGTCATTACTAAAAGATCGTTGGGATCCATATGACAAATGCCCAATTGAAAACGGTTCTAAATTGTACTATTTGCAGCGTAAAGTAAGCAACATTTCCGATGACAGACAGGCTAAATTACTCGAAATAATGGAGACTCATCCGCGAGTAATTATCTTCTACAACTTTGACTACGAGTTGGATATTCTCAGAAGCGTTTTTAAGGCCTCTGGCGTGCCGTATACCGAATGGAACGGACACAAACACGAAGATATTCCTTCTACGAAAAAGTGGGCTTATTTGGTCCAATATACGTCTGGAAACGAGGCCTGGAATTGCATTGTAACAGACACAATTGTGTTCTATTCGCAGAATCCAAGTTACAGAGTTCTTGAACAAGCGTCTGGACGTATCGACAGACTAAATACACCATTTAATGACTTATATTATTACAGACTTAAGTCAAATAGTCCGATCGACACCAGAATGAACATTGCGCTGAAAAATAAAAAGAACTTCAATTCAAGAGACTTAGTCAGAAAGTACAACCAAAAGTACTTCTCGAACGTCAATGAACCCGAGCCAAACGAAGACAGCCAAAAAGATATTTCAAAACCACAGTCATCAGAAGAATACTTAAAGCAGAAATATGAACAGTTAAAACTATTTTAAGGGGAACCAATAAATATATGGCCAGACATTTCTATTACTACATACATAAAACGGAAGATCCTGAGTCTGAAGTGATATTTCACGGCAAATGCGGAGATGTAGCAAAACGTTATGGAGTTACATCGAATCAGCTTGATGGTAAAGTACGAAGCGGTAATTGTCTTCTGAATGATATTCACTTCATTGAAAGAGTGGATCTAAACGAGTCAAGGCAAGGAAAACGTAAGAACTATGCCGGACTCAACTATCCGAAGAAACGTAGTAAGTTTGAAGAAACCGTAGATACTGTTGAGAAGATGCTTAATATTTACGGAAACACAATTATTTACAAAGATTTAGACAAAATTCAGCAGCGTTTAGAGAAAGATGGATATTCTATCAAGGTTAAATACGAGCCAGAACGAAGAATTAAGCATAAGGCTCTTAGTTCAGGTAATGGCAACGTGGAAGTCTATAACGAATGCTGGATTTTGGAATTAGTGCGAAGGGAGAGAATTAATAATGATTACTAATGTTTTACTTGCGATTATTGCTATTGAAGTCGGTGCTCTTGTTTACTTGCTGTATCAGCCTATTGATATTCCGGATAACACAGAATCAAACGAGAAAGCAGATTCTAAATTAAACAGAATCCTCCAGTTTGAAGATAGAATCTACGACATGGTTGTTGATATGAAAAGTAAAGTAACTCAGTTATCTGAGAAAAAGAAGAGCAGAAGAGCAAAGTCAGAGGACGATAAGAATGTTTAATATTTTATTAAGTATATTTTTACTGTTGGGTTTCTTGTTCACTTGGGCTGCTATTGGTACAGTCATTTTAAAAGTTGATCAGATCGCTAAAGCTTTAGATAGCAATTTTAAAAGTGTTGCTGATTCATTCGACAGACTACTAAATATTCTTAAACAAGAACCAGCTCTCCATGCAGCATTATTACAGGCATTAACAGATATTGGTACTAGTTTAAATGGTATTAAAGAACAGCTGTCATACATCGAGCAAGGTACTCTGTTAAACACAATGAAACCAAGAAAAAATATAAAAAGAAAAACAGTAAAAGAAGTAAAGGAGAATTTATCTAATGGCGAAAGCGAAGAAGGACATTAGGAATAGCTCACCTGAGTTTTTGTACGTCGATACAGATGGATATTACGATAAGAATGGTGAGTATCATCCTTTTCCAGATAGTAATCGTGATTTTTCTATGACTGCAAAAGCTTTAGATGATTACCATTGTAAAGTCGTAAACGATTTACGCGCGATTGTGAAAAAGATATTTACTCCAAAGCCATTATCTGAGCTATATCGTGTCGTTTATGGCGGTGATCGTACAATTCTGATCGATAACAAAACCGGCGATCGTCTTGAGATGGTGACCCGTGAAAAGAAGGAATACAATAACCTCTACAAAGCTGTTCTATACCTTCTTCTTAAATATCGTGGTGTTTACGGTTCTGAGATAGAAAGATTTTTGTTTAAAACACCTTGGACCTACATTGGTTTAATGGAATATCTCCTTGAGTTTGGCTATCGAAACAAGTACACACACGAAGATGTCATGAAGCTACACGAACTAGTTGAAGCAGAAGAAGATCCAGAAGTTGGTTTCCTTTATATTCTTGCATACGATCGATTCCGTTATACGAAAAAAGAGATCGATGAACTGGTTAAAAATGCTACCTGCTCAGAAAAGACATCTACTAAACGCCGTAAATGTAAAAAATCTTATGAGAAGAAGCTTAAAGAATGCCCGATCAAACGCGGAAAAGCATTAGCAAAGACTAGAGATGATTTGGAAGATGATGATGAACTTGATTGGTAACATAGTTTGGCTCTTTATGTCGCTTACTGTGATTGTGATGTTTCTCTGTGTTACTGTCGTAGGTTTAGCAGTGTTAGACTACGCGCTTGACTCAGATATTAAAGGGGCTCTAGTCAAATGGCTAGGGCCTCGTCACTTTCTGAAGCGTGTCAGATTGAAACTATTACAAATCGGTAAGAAGGTAGACACTCCTTCTAATAAAGATATTTGGGCAGACAATGTTCATTATGTAATTGATCCGGATTACGATAAGGAAATTCACGATCTTGTTCAGCAAATCGAAGGTAATAGTAAATGAGTGATCAGTATTATTACATCTGCGATGCCAAGAGAAAGATAAAAGATGGTGCTTGTACAGGTGAGAGCTGCAAGTATTTAAACGATGGTAACTGTGAGCGCACAAAAGATATTCAGTACGCCAAGAACAAGTTCGATCGAAAGAACTTTGAGTTTGTCTGTCATCAGTCACAAGGTGACCTTGATATTTACTCTGAGAAGAACAAGAAAGGAGAGTACATCTAATGGGACCAGATTATGAAGATCTGATGGACTTTGCTAAGTGGGTTGCCCGCTGGATATTTGATCCGCAATTTGAAGAAGGCGGTCAAGGGGCATTTTCAGAACTTGCTTGTCGTAAATTGTATAAGCTAGGAATAATAACTAAAACAGACGATAATTGGATCTTCCTAGATGAAGACGATGCTGAAGCCTAATTATATTTTGGAGACTGTCTGAGATGGAAAATGTAAAGAATAGTGACTGCTTGAAAGATTCTAGATGTGACGATCATGGAACATTTAGAACTACTGACTATGAGTTAGCAACTGAATTTGTCAAGATCTTAATAATGTCTGGATATTTGGTAACAATCGATGAGCCTAGTAGGCTTACTGATGAGTTTGTAATCACATATGCATTTAATAAGGAGGAAATGCATTTAATAAGGAGGAAAGAAAATGAAAGTATTAACTGCAACAGCTGAAGACATGGAAAGAAATTTCAAGAAAGGCTATGTTAAGGCACTTTTGGAAGAAGGAAAGAAACCTTCGGAGATCGCAGGAAGAGTAGGACTTTCTGTAAGTACTGTTCGTGCTTGGATGAAAAAATTCAAGTCTGAAGGCAAGCTTTCAACTGTTGAGTAATGAGCAAGCCCTGGATATTTCTGGGGCTTTTCTTTTTTGTCTGTACGCGTAAAATTCGTGGCCTTTTATGGAGGTAAAAATCATGAGCAAAATCGCTGAAAGAATTACGAAGTTTATTACTAGAGAAACTGGTATAGCATTCAAGATGGGACAGATTAAGGCGTATAGAGATGTTGGATATTCTTATGCAACTATCGCGCAGAAAATGAACATCGCTGAATCGACTGTACGAGCTTTGGATAGGAAGATTAATGAAATGGAAATCGATAAGTAAATGATATTTTGGGAGGTCTTAACGGGCCTCTTCTTTTTGCCAAGAAAGGAGATTTATGTGCTAAGTGGAACGGAAATTTTAGAAATAATGAGAGTACTGGATATTAGATCGATTGACGTGCAGAACGAAACTGGTATAACTATGCAAACACTAAGAAACATCATTAATGGAAATCATAAGACAAGTAAGGTTGTTTGGTATGCATTAATCAGCTATTTTCAGAAGGTTTATACTAGTAAATATTACGAAGATACAGAGTTTAGAGAGTCTAATTATGGCTCAAAAGTTCTGCAAAAATTGGAAAATTTATAACACAAATCCTTACACAAAAATTGTGCAAAACACAAAAATTTTTGGAAAAATCGAAAAAATTGAAAAAAGTGGCAAAAATCGATGCAAAATATTTTGCGTCAAAATGGTCAATTTCACAAAATTTTTGTGATTTTACACAAAAATAAAAAATTTTTGTGTAACGAAAAAGCCTTTAAAATAAGGCTTTTAGAGCATTTTTCACAAAAACACAAAAATATTTATTAATTAATGCGAAAAAAAATAATAAATTATTATATAAGTTAAAGAAAATTTTTGTGTTTTTGTGCAGAGACATTTTTCGACTGATTTTGGTCCTCGATTTTGAGGGCCTTTTTAGTTTATTCTCTGCACAGATCAATCCACTGGTAATGGATATTTTCACACCGAATTTTTAGTTCGCGGAAATTCCATGCCCTGTTATGAAGGAGAAATGATAAAATGCCGACTTTTTATAAGTTTGTGTCGGTTTGCGTCGTTTCCCTTTTCTTTTTGTTTTTGTCAGGTTTAAAGGAGAGTGAACTATATGGCAAAGAAGAATAGAATCCGTATGGATATTCTTGAGCGAAACTTTCAACGTGATTTGATCAAAGAAATCAAACAACGTTTCAAAGGCAGTTTCGTAATCAAGTTAGATCCAAGACTGATTCAAGGTGTACCGGACTTGTTGGTTCTGTTTGGAAAGCATTGGGCAGCATTAGAAGTAAAACGTTCAGCTCATGCTACTCATCGTCCAAACCAGGATTACAGAGTCAAGCTGATGAACGATATGTCTTTTGCGAGATTCGTTTATCCAGAGAATAAGGAGAGTGTTTTGAATGAAATGGAATCCGCATTCCGCGATTGAGGGAACTCATGCTTTTTTGAGTGCTTCAAGTTATCACTGGCTGAACTATACAGATGACAAATTGATATCTGTATTTAAGGCAAAGCTAGCGGCACAAAAAGGCACTGAGCTTCATGATTTTGCATCTAGATGTATTAAGCTTCGTCAAAGGCTTCCGAAGTCTAATAAGGCTTTAAATGCTTTTGTGAATGATGCTATCGGATATGGTATGGATTCTGAGATTCCTTTATATTATTCGGCGAACTGCTATGGAACTGCAGACGCTATTTACTTTGGCAAGCAGCGCGGTTCAGAAAGAATGATATTAAGAATCCATGATTTGAAGACTGGTGACATACCAGCGAAGATCGACCAGTTATTGGTCTATGCGTCTTTGTTCTGTTTGGAGTATGGATTTAAGCCTGGTGAGATTGACATGGAATTAAGGATTTATCAAGGGAATGAAGTTCTCTTCTATAATCCGAAGCCTGAAGAAATCTTACCGATTATGGATTTAATTATTCGCTTCAGTAAGATCCTTGACGACATCAAAGCTAGGGAAGGAGTGAATTGATATTTATGATTTATGAGAAACCGTCGTTAGACGATTTTTTAATGCATTACGGTATTGACCATATTAAAGGAACTCCTGGATCTGGTAGATATCCTTGGGGCTCTGGAGATACACCATTCCAGCATTCTGGAGATTTTCTTTCGTTCGTAACTCAGCTGAGGAAAGAAAAGCGAACATATACAGATAATGAAGAATACATTATCAAGAATGGTGAAAAGATTAAGAATCCTGATTATGGCAAAACATTCAAAGGTGAAACCGCTGTAGCAAAGATATTAAAGATGAGCACTACAGAATACAGGCACGCTATTACTCTTGCATCTAATCTTGACAAGATGGATAAGATTAATCGTGCTGAAGCTTTATGGAATACATACGATGAAAATGGAAAACATAAGTATGGATATTCTGAGATTGCTCGTAAAATGGGTTTACCTAATGAATCATCTGTTAGATCACTTTTAGAACCTTCTAGAAAAGCAAATATTGAGATATCTTTGAAGACTGCAGACTTCTTAAAAGAGCGTCTTAATGAACTTGCTAAGTCTGATCCAAAAGCCATGATTGATATTGGCCCTGGTGTCGAGAACGAACTCAATGTCACTAGAACTAAGCTCGATGATGCAGTTTATATTTTGGAAGGCGAAGGTTATAAGACATTTGGTGGAAGAGTTCCTAACATTACCGATCCATCTGGTGCAAGACAAACAACAATGAACGTCATTGCTACACCAGATGCGAATTGGAAAGATTTTTATGAGTATAGTCACATCAAAGGTATTAAAGATTATGAAGCTATTAACAATGGAATTGATGGATTTAAAAAGAAATTTGAATTCCCTGAGTCCATGGATTCCAGTAGATTGATGATTAGATATGCTGAAGATGGTGGTAAAGAAAAAGATGGTCTTGTTGAACTTAGAAGAAACGTAGATGATCTTTCTCTTGGCGAAAAGAATTATGCTCAGGTACGAATCCTTGTCGATGGAACTAAATATATTAAAGGTATGGCAGCTTATGCTATTGATCAAGATTCATTTCCACCTGGTGTTGATGTGATATTTAACACTAATAAACATAAGGATGTTGCTAAACTTGATGTTTTAAAAGATGTCAAGAGAGACAAAATTACTGGTGAAATTGATAGAGATAATCCATTCGGTTCTTTGATTAAAGATAAAGAACAGGGTGGCCAAAGTTATTATACCGGTAAAGATGGTAAACAGCATCTTAGTCTGATTAATAAAAGAGCAGATGAAGGTGACTGGGACAACTGGAAGGATACACTTTCAGCACAGTTCTTATCTAAACAAACAGTTCAGTTAGCAAAGAGACAGTTGAATTTAGCTGTTCTTGAAAAGCAAGAAGAGTTAAAAGACATTATGAGTCTTGAAAATAATACGCTTAAAAAGTATTACTTAGACTCATTTGCAAGTGATTGTGATTCGTCAGCAGTTCACCTAACGGCAGCGGCTTTACCAAGACAGAAGTTCCAGGTTATTTTACCTATTCCGTCTATGAAAAGTAATGAAATCTATGCACCTAACTATAAAGATGGTGAACAGGTCGCGTTAATTCGTTATCCGCATGGTGGACCATTTGAGATACCAATTCTAACTGTTAATAATAAACAGAAAGATGGTGTTGCAATGATCGGCAAGAACTCAAGAGATGCTGTCGGTATTAATGCTTCTGTTGCAGAAAAGCTTTCTGGAGCTGATTTTGATGGTGATACTGTTATGGTAATTCCGACAAACAGTACTATCAGAATCAAGAATAACAATGGAAAGTCTTTGAAAGGCTTAGAAGGATTTGAGCCAAAAGAAGTATATGGCTGCGATCCTAGTAAGACTTACGAAGATAAGAATGGTAATAAGCATTACTTTAATAAAGCAGGATACGAATTTAAAGTAATGAAGAATACTCAAAATGAAATGGGGCGTATTTCAAATCTTATCAATGATATGACCATTAAAGGTGCTACAGAAGATGAATTAGCAAAAGCAGTTCGTCATTCAATGGTTGTTATTGATGCGGAAAAGCATAAACTTGATTACCAATCGAGTTACGCTCAGAATGAGATTGAACGCCTTAAAAAGAAGTATCAAGCTCATCTGGATGAAGAAGGAAAAGAAGTATATGGTGCGTCAACTCTTATTTCAATGGCTAAGTCTCAGAAAGATGTAGTAAGAAGAAAAGGCCAGCCAAGAATAAATATTAAGGGTCGCCCAGATTATGATCCATCTAAACCTGAAGGAGCATTGCTATACAAAGAAGATCCTAAAGCTAGGTATACAATAGAGAAGGTTAATAAAAAGACTGGGGAAGTAAAGATAATAGAGAAAACTCGTACACAGCCAAGCACAAAGATGGCTGAAACAGATGATGCTAGAACTTTAATATCTGATAGTAATTCCCCTATGGAACAGCTTTATGCTTCTTATGCTAATACTATGAAGAGCCTAGCCAACCAGGCTAGGAAGCTTAGTTATGATACTAAAGGTTCTGAATACAGCAGTGCTGCAGCTAAGAAATACGCTAATGAGGTACAAGAGCTTGAGAACCAGTTAGACCTATCAACTAAGAATAAGCCTAGAGAAAGACAAGCTCAAGTAATAGCTACAGTAAACTTCAAAGCTAAAGTACAGAGTAATCCAGACATTAAGAAGGAAGATAAGAAGAAACTGAGGCAGGTAGAACTCACCAAGGCTAGGGCTAGAGTAGGAGCTCAAAGGAATGAAATCACAATTACAGATAGCATTTGGGAAGCCATTCAAGCTGGTGCAGTTCATGCTAATACTTTAAGAAAAGTACTTGACCATACAGACACGGATAAGCTAAGGGAGAGAGCTACACCGAGTTCAAGAAAAGTCATGACAGACGCAATGAAGAGCCGAGCAAAAGCAATGTCACAAAGTGGAAAGACTAATGCCGAAATAGCCGCAGCCCTTGGTGTTTCAGCAAGTACTATTGCCAAGGCTTTGAAAGCTTGAGTGAAAGGAGAATTGTTGTAGAAAAATGGCTAATGCAAAAGAAATCGCAAAAGCAAACAGTTCAATTGAAAACAATGCAAAGTTCGCATTAACAACAATTGACAATCCTTATGATCCATTCACTCAATTCAGTGATTGGCTTATGTTTGACAATTTAAAAGGTTATTGTTCAAGCAATTATTTAGCAAGAATCGCGAAAACATCCGAACAATTGAGCGACGAACTAAACAATGATGAGATTGAACGTGCAATTGACGAAATAATTGAAAACGATTTTCTTGGAATTTACAAAAAAGTAATCAACAAAGATTACAAATCGTTTAATGATTAAGTTTTAATTGCATTTTTATCTTTAACCTAGTTATTGCCTCGCAGTGCACTGGAGGGGGGCTCTTATAAAGCCCACCCCCTATTGCATCGCGGCGGTCTCAAAAAATTCTCCGGCGGGATTTTTTGCTGATATTTTCGGAAACCCAATCGCTTTTCCATGGTACTCTTTAGCGTTATTTACGAGGTATTAAGTACCGTGTTAGGGCTCTACTCTCCTTTCGCACGAGGTGTCTTCGTTTTTGTGACTTGGCATCTACTCTCCAAGTATTTAATGCCTCATAAATGACACTAAAGTATATTAAAACTATTACAGAACTGATAGGAAAGGAAGTGAGATCATGGCTAAAAAGCGTGTAGTCGTAGAAGAAACTATACCAAAACTACGTCCAGCTGAGACAGAAGAGGGTCGTGAGAACCAGCTTATAGCTCTTGCAGCAGATGAAGTGGAGTATAGGATCCGTAATCATACAGCATCATCACAAGAATTGGTCCACTTTCTCAGATTGGGATCAACAAAAAGCAAATTAGAGCTGGAGAAGCTTAGAAAAGAAAACGAATTGCTTGTTGCTAAAACTCAAGCATTGCAATCTGCAAAACATTCCGAAGAACTCTTCGCTGCAGCTATGCAAGCATTCGGAATTTATACTGGAAATTCATCTAGTGATGAGGACAACGAAGATGTTGAACTATTCTAGATGTTATTCAGAATTAATTAAACTAAAAAGTTTTCAGGAAAGGTTAGAATACTTACTTCTTCATGGGAGTGTTGCCAAAGAAACGTTTGGGTATGAGAGATATTTGAACCAGTTACTTTACCATTGTCTTGAATGGAAAAGTGTTAAGAGAAAGATTATTCTTAGAGACAATGGCTGTGATTTGGGATGTGAAGGATATGAGATCTATAAAAATGCAATTATTCATCACATTAATCCGATCACTGTTGAGGATATTTTACAAAGAAGTCAAATGGTATTTGATCCTGAAAACTTGATCACCACAAAATTAGATACACATAATTTAATACACTATGGAAGTGAGAACGATATTTTCACTAAGTCTTTTGTGGACCGTTCTCCTAATGATACCTGTCTTTGGAGGAGGTAGATTATGGATCAAAGTATTTTAGATTCGATTAAAGATGTAATCGGAATTGATCGAAGAAATACGGACTTTGATAGAGATTTAATAATTGCTATTAATGCAGTACTATTTATTGTCTACCAGGAAGGCTTATCTGATGAAGCTCACACAATCAAAGACAATACATCTAAGTGGTCCGATATTTTAATTAAAGGTCAGCCGATAAATTTAAGAACTCTCATTACTTGGGCAGGATTAAAAACTAAATCTATTTTTGATCCGCCGACTTCATCCACTTTAGCAACAGCTTTAAAAGAAACTATTGACGAATTGGAGTGGAGAGGTTTTATTACACAAAATTATGTTGGAGAGATAGGAGAGATCTAACCAATGCCGTTGTCTAATACTGCCGTACCGATATATTACGGTAGATTTAGAGATTCCGTAATGAGAGGAGAGACAAAAATTAATAAGTACATCGCTATGGAGATGAACCGTATCGATGATCTTATTAGTAATCCAGGAGTCTACTATGATCCTGATGCAATGAATGGCTTTGTTGCTTTTTGTGAGAATGAATTAACTCTTACAAACGGTGGCGATGTTAAAATGCTTGAGTCGTTTAAGCTTTGGTCAGAACAGATTTTTGGATGGTATTACTTTGTTGAACGTAGTGTATGGGTTCCAGATCCTAACGGACGAGGAGGCCACTATGTTAGCAAATATTTTAAGAAACGCCTAATTACAAAACAATATTTAATTATTGCCAGAGGTGCTGCAAAGTCTATGTATGCAGCTTTTCTTCAGGCATATTTTCTGATCTGTGATCGTAGTGCTAATGGCCAAACAGTTACAGCTCCAACAATGGCTCAAGCTGATGAAGTGCTATCTCCGATCCGAACGGCTATTAATCGATCTAGAGGACCTATGTTCAAGTTCATGACCTACGGATCTTTACAAAACACAACCGGTAATAGAGCTGATAGAGTAAAGCTTGCCTCTACTAAGAAAGGTATTCAGAATTTTATTACCGGATCTACGATCGAAGTAAAACCTATGAGCCGTGATAAGCTTCAGGGTTATCGTGTTAAGATCGCAACAGTCGATGAATGGTTGTCTGGAGATACAAGGGAAGACGTCATTGGCGCTATTGAGCAGTCTTGTACTAAGGAGCAAGGTGGTATTGAAGAAGTAAACGACTATTTGATTGTTGCTACTTCTTCAGAAGGTACAGTTCGAAATGGCCCAGGTGATACTATCAAAATGGAGCTAATCGACATACTTAAAGGAGATTACATCAACCCAAGAGTATCGATCTGGTATTACAGATTGGATTCTGTTGAAGAGGTTGACGATCCTGCTATGTGGGTTAAAGCGAATCCAAATCTAGGTATTACAGTAAGCTATGAAACCTACCAGTTGGATAAGGAGCGAGCTGAGAAATCTCCATCAAATAGAAACGATATTCTGGCTAAGAGATTTGGAATTCCTTTGGAAGGTTATACATATTATTTTCCGTACGAAGAAACTCTTCCTCACCATTTTAGATCATTTGATAAAATGCAGTGTTCTCTTGGAGCAGATATGTCTCAGGGTGATGACTTTTGTGCGTTTACATTTTTGTTCCCACTTAGAGGTGACGCCTTTGGTGTAAAGACTAGAAACTATATAAGCTCATTTACTTATGACAAATTACCGTCAGCGCTTAAGAGTAAATACGATGATTTTGTCAAAGAAGGCAGCCTGATGATCATGGATGGAACAATTTTAGACATGATGGAAGTCTATGATGACCTAGATAGATTTATAGATGTTCATGGCTATGATGTTAACTGCTTTGGATTTGACCCGTATAATGCAAAAGAATTTGTAGAGCGATGGGAAACAGAGCATGGACCATTTGGAGTTGAAAAAGTTATTCAGGGTGCTAGAACAGAATCTGTTCCATTAGGAGAATTAAAGAAGCTTTCTGAACAGAGGCTTCTTTTATTTGATGAATTAATCATGAACTTTGCAATGGGCAACTGTATTACTTTGGAAGATACTAATGGAAACCGGAAGTTATATAAGAAACGTTCCGATCAGAAAATAGACTGCGTAGCAGCAATGCTTGACGCTTTTGTTGCGTTTAAACATAACAAAGATAGTTTTTAGGAGATAAGTTATGAATGAGTTTATCAGGTCTCCGAAAAGCAGTAAGTCAAAACTTTTAGCGAATATTAATAGAGGATTGAAATTAACTGCAAACGGCAAAGGATTAAAAGAGTTAAATATTTTAATCAATTGGAAAAACTCTATTCAATTAATGCTTAATCAAGTTTCAGAGGATAATCCTGATAAATTATCCGATCTTAAGCGAAAACAATTTCCAATGAGTATGAATGATGATATGCAGCGAGTTAATCCTTATCTTAAAGATGATCAAGCATTTACTATTAATTGCGCTTATTGTTCTGCAGCGTACGATCTCCGAAGAAGAGGTTTTGACGTAGAAGCAGACGATTATCATAACAATTCTGATATTGATTCTAGTATTAATAGTATATTTGAGATTTATTCTTGGTGGACACATAAAAACTCTGCTCCGTTTTACGATGGCAAAGAGTTGAAACAGAAGCGTTTTGATGAAGAGTATCCTGGATACCGGTATATGAGCACCTCTAATTATTCTTGTTCTGATATAGAAGAAGAATTGATTAGTCAGGGTAACAACGCAAGAGGACAGATTAGTTTAATGTGGACTTTTGGTGGTGCTCATTCATTAATTTATGAGGTATTGAATGGCAGAGTAATTTTAAGAGATTGCCAGCATAGTAAAATTCGATATTTAAGTGAATACTATGATTACTTAAATAGACTATATTACTTTCGTACAGATAACGAAGAGCCTACCGAACGTATTTTAAAATGTGTGAAGAATAAACTATTCGACACAACTTGCCCAAAGGATAATGACTATGCGTTACTATCGTTAGACTGTTTAGCTAGTCAGTTTAGACTAAACAATTTTGCAGTTACAAGGTACAAAACTTTTATAAAGGTTCATCTCAAGCAGAATAGTTTATGCTATCTGTTGATTTATCAAAATGGATCTATTAAATACATAAACGCCATTGAACACGAAAGGAAGAGTTCATGGAAGAATACAAGGAAATAATTAATAATGCCTTTCCGTCATACATAATTGATTCGGTTTATGACTATGGCGATATTTTGGTGTTTAATTTAATACCGAATGATTATGTAATTAAACATCAAGATGAAGGTCCTTTAAATAGAAGTTTTTCTATTAATAAAACAACAAAGGAAATCAAAGCGTTCTTTCCATTTGATATTCCTTTAGACCAATACAGATCTGGAAAGAAGATTATTTGAGGAGATGTGTTTATGGGATATGAGTTATATCATTCGGCAAAAGGATCTGGATGGAAGAAGCATAAGTATATTTCAAAATATGTAAAAAACGGAAAAACCTATTATTTATATGGAGATAAATTATCAGACGATGATTCTTCAAATAAAGAAAATGGGTTAGACGACATTCAAAAAAGAGCAGATAGACTTGCATATAAAGGAAAAAGATTCATAGCAAGATTGCTAAATGGAATTAGAACTACTAGCATAAAAATTAAAAAGTATAATAAGCCTACCAGTGATATATTAAGGGACTTATTAAACAAAAAACGTTAAATAATGAACTGCACTATGGAAAAACATAATCAAGAGTATGCTATCCATAAGGAAAATGAATTATATCACTGGGGAATTAAATTAGGCGGTAAAAAAGAACATCATAAATATTATGAGAGAATAAATCTTGGTTCAGATTCAAAACCAAAATACAAGTATTTTTATACGAAAGCTGAATACGATGCTTATAGCAGAGGAAAAACTGGTTTTACAAATAAACGTTCATTTGTTCTAGCAAAAAATAGTATTACAAATATATTTGCTAATTTGTTCAAACCATATAAAACATCTAGTCAGAAAGACACAAATTCTGAAGATAAAAATGATTCAAATAATTCAGAGAAACGAAAAGCATTTGGTCCAAAGACTAATGCTAGAAAAAAAGAGACTCAAAATGAGTCTAGTGAAGTAGTTTCAAAGAAAGTTCCTTTTACAAAATATTCAGAAAAAGTTAAAAAACTTGATAAAAAGAAAAGCGAAAAAATTGAAAAACTTGATAAAAAGAAAAGTGAAAAAGGTAAAAATTTTGTAGAAAAATCTAAAGATATAGTTAATAGAAAAATTAAATCTATCAACACAATTGTTAATGACACAATAGATAATACAAAATCTAAAGTCACGTCAAAAATAAATAAAGAAAAAAATAGAGTATTAAATATGGCTGACTATGCTAGGAATGCAATTTCTGATGCTAAGAATGCTATTGAAAACACGGTTAATAATAAAATAGGCGATGCCAAAACCTCAATTAATAATAAAAGAAAAGAATTCACGAAAAATGGTATTTCTTTTATTAATAGTTTTATAAAAAAAGCAAATGATGCAGCTAAAAACGTTAACAGCTCATTTAATGACTTTATTGAGAAAAATAAGGATCTATCTAAAGTATTTAAGCCTATAAGCGAAAAGACTTCAATACAAAAAAGTAGAGATGCAGTAAATCCTTATTTTAGATCAGATAAAGAACTTTTTCAGAAAAACTGCTATTCTTGTTCAATAGCTTATGATCTGCGTTTAAAAGGTGTTGACGTAAAAGCTATACCTAATATTTTTAAAGGATTGCCTCTTTCGGAAATAGCTAGTTTTTATAAAACAAAGAACGGTCTTACATCTCCAAAATTTGATCATTTAGATTTTTCAGATGTTTATAAGACTTTAGATGATACTTATAAGCCATATAAGAATAAAGAACAAGATTACGAAGTTGCTGGAAAACTTAAAGATTCTTTAATTTCCAAAATACTTAAAAAATCTAATGGAAAAGATTCAACCGGTTTTATAAGTGTTGACTGGTATCCGTCTAGTGCTCACATATTTAATTACGAAGTTCATAATGGCGTAGTTACATTTATTGATACTCAACCGGATGAAAAAAGAATTGGCAACCCTGATCATGAAATAGACATTACTGAATATTTGGTTAAAACAACTGCCATGGACAAAACTAATAAAGAAAAAACGGGTCTTTCAGGAGTTTATTTACTAAGAACGGATAATCTTGAAGTAGACACTGAAAGAATTTCATTTGTTACATGTCCTACGGATATTGCTGATCATGGTAATTATACAGCTGATAAAAATGAGCAAATTGCTTGGGTTTATTTAAATATGTATAACTATTACACCAAAGCTTTGGAAGAAAACAAAATCAGTAAAAATGAACTTTTGCATCCTGCTGGAAAGAATAAAATGTCTATGACATATAGCGAGCTTGAAGATATTTGCGAAGAAATTATAGATACTCTTGATGCATATGGAGCACAATCTGAAATTGATGATTACATGGATTGGGTTGATGATCTTGAGTATGCTAAAAAATTGCGTCATTAAGCGTTAGGAGAAAAATATGACATTAAAAGAAGCATATAAAATTGTGAAAGAATCAGATTTTTCTGAAGGACTGACATTGTGCAATTTAATTGAATACGAATCATATTTTGTGTTTGATTACCGTCTCGATCCTAACGAAAATGAATTGGATAGTTTGGTTGGAGTTGAAAAGAAAACTGGTAGGGTAAGTGTTTTTTCTCCAACTATGATTTCATATGAAGAATTTATAGGTGGAAAAGAACTATCTATTAGTTTATTGGAGGACTAATATTATGAGCGAATATTATTTAACTAAGCAAGATTATTTAGAGCATCATGGAATTCTCGGACAAAAATGGGGAATTCGTCGTTATCAGAATCCGGATGGCTCATTAACTCCAGAAGGCAAAATTCGTTACGCCGAGTTAAGAGGCGAATATGATAATTATGTAAAAAAAGCCAAAGACATACAATCCGAGATAGATAAAGAAACACAAAAGCATGGAACTAAGATAGCTAAGCTTGAGAATAAAGCTGCGAAACTTAGAAAAAAAGAAACTGGACTGTTTACATCCAAAGAAAAAGCAGCAAAGCTTGAAGAAAAAGCTAGAAGAGCTGAGATCAAAGCAAATAGTTTAAGTTCAAAGACAAGAAAACTTCAAGCAAAACTAGACAAGATAAATGCTATTTTGCGTAAATATGATATGGAATTAGATTCCATTACGCCAAAAGATAGTTCTTCGCTTCAATCATTATTAAGAGAATATAGCAACTATGCAGTTAATACTATAGTTCTTTACGGAGGGGAAACCGGTTGGGACAGCTTTGCAGATTATTTGGAAGATAAATATTCTCATCAACGCAATCAGTAATCTGGAGGATTCAAAATGGAGTATTATTTGACAAAAGATGAATTGTATCATCATGGAATCCTCGGTCAAAAATGGGGTGTACGACGCTATCAAAATCCTGATGGTTCTTTAACCGAGGAGGGCAAAGCACGCTATAGAAAACTTTCATCTGGCGAGTATATTATGACATCTAGTGGCGTTTATAAGTATCGTAAAGCAGCTGATGGAAAATATATTAAAACCACCAGAGCTGAAAGAAAAGCGATCGATAATGCCATGTCCCCAAAATTGAAGGGAATTACTAGTACTGCACGAAAATTGGCTAAAGCTGCTGATGAAAAAGCGACAGTAGACGATATTAATGACACTAAAAAGCAGCTAAATAAGAAAGTTGATGATTACACAAAAATTAATACGGAAAAAAATCGTTCGCCAAGAAATAAAAATATTTCAGAATTAACTGATAAACAGCTTGAAAAATATATTGCTAGATTAAAACTTGAAAAAGATGCTGCTGATGTTAGAAATAAAATCAAAGAACTTGATCCAAAACCAGTTTCAAGAGGTGAACAGTTTACCAAGTTAATGATGGATAAGGTTGTTGTTCCGGCAATGCAAGATGCTGGTAAGAAACTTATCGAAGCAGCAATTAATAATATGACTAAAAAAGACACTGCAGAAGATAAGTATGCGGCTGCTAAAAAAGAGTCGGAGTATATGAATAATTTAGCAAATATAGAAAATAAAAAAGCTGACTATAACAGAACGAAAGCTTTAAATGATAAGTATAAAGAAACAAATGACATAAACGTATACGAAACTAATAAACAAAATAAAGATAAAGATAAGAATAAAGATAAGAATAAAGATAAGAATAAAGATAAAGAAAGAGATATGACATATAGCGGTTACACATTAACTAAAGAACAAATTAAAAAAATAGGAGAGTTATTTAATTCTGGAACAAGTATTAAGAATATCGCAAATTCCACACATACTTCTACAGAATTAATAGCACAATATTTGTTCGGGCACTTTAATTAGTATAAATCAAAATGGAGAGATTTGTATTCTATAATCCAAATCCAAAAGGTATAAAAGTTGGTGATTGCGTTATTCGAGGACTATCTATATTACTAGATTTATCTTGGGATAAGACGTATACCGAAGTTATGTTAAAAGGATTTGAGATGAAAGATATGCCATCAGCTAATAATGTATGGGGATCATATCTTAAATCAAAAGGGTATATGCGATTTAATATTTCAAATACCTGTCCAGATTGTTACACAGTAAAACAGTTCTGCGAGGATAATCCAAACGGAACTTTTCTTTTAGCCACAGGAGAGCATGTGGTGGCTGTAAAAGATGGTTTTTACTATGATGCATGGGATTCCGGAGATGAAGTTCCTATTTATTATTGGAGAAAGGAGAGATAAAAATGGCTTATTATAATCCAAATTATACTCAGCCAACACCTAATGCCTATGGCAGTACTAACTTAAATACTAGTGGTTTCCAACCGTATAATTCTGTTCCACCAACTATAGTTTTTGTAAGCGGAGAAGCAGGAGCAAACAACTATCCGGTTGCAGCAGGAAATACCGTGTATTTAATGGACTTGAATTCCAATCAATTTTGGATCAAATCAACAGCTGCTAATGGTACTCCTCAGCTTTTGAGATCGTTTTCATTTACTGAAACAACCCCAAAAGTAGAGGCTAATCCTTCAGAAAGTTACTTTGTAACTAAGAAGGAACTTGATGACTTAAAGACATACTTGGATAATCAATTTCAAGGAATCAGAAATCAGCTTTATAAAGCTAAGAAAGGACCTTTAAATGATAAATCCGATGTTAAATAATTTAGGTCAGTTAATGAAGAATTTTAATGATTTTGCTCAGCAATATCAAAGTCAGAATCAGAATGTGACCCCGCAGCAAAAGGTGCAGGAGCTTCTTAATTCTGGCCAGATGACCCAGCAAGAGTTTAATCAGCTTAGAGAAATCGCAAATCTTATTACTGGGCGAAATTATTAGAAGATAATTATTAAGGAGGTAAAATTCGCACTATGGCGCTTACTGATTACGGTTCTGGTTTATCTGCAGCAGATGTTGCAGCTGTAACTGGCGGTAACAATGGAAATGGTTTTGGATTTAATGGTGATGGAGCTTGGTGGCTTTTAGTATTATTCCTGTTCATGATGAACGGAAATACTTTTGGTCGCGGAGGATATGGAGATGGCGGTATGCAAAAAGGTTTTGATCAGCAGGCAGTTATGAGCGGTATTAATGGTCTCACTTCAGCTGTATCTACTGGATTTGCTAATGCCGAAGTTTCACGTTGCAATGGCAATATGAATACTCTTCAGGCTTTAAATGGCATTACGTCTAATCTTGCTGATATTAAATACACTGTTGCTACAGAGAACTGTGCGGATAGGAACGCATTAACCGAAGCTCTTAGAGATGTTATTGCGTCTAACACAGCTAATACTCAGGCTATTCTTGATAAGATGTGCCAGCAGGAAATCGAAGCTAAGAATGAAACTATTGCTCAGCTTAGGACTCAGCTTAATATGCAGGCTCTTGCAGCATCTCAGAATGCTCAGACAGCTCAGATTTTAGCTAATAATGCTGCTCAGACTCAGGCGTTAGAACAGTATTTGAATCCTACACCGATCCCTGCTTACACTGTACCAAATCCAAATTGCTGTAATTCTGGTTGGGGCAACTGCGGCTGCAACTAGGAGGTGGCATATGGCTGAATACAGTGCAAATGCCACGCAGACCGTCGCTCAAGGAGGAGTCGTAGTTTTTACAGACGCACCAGTGCCATGCACTAGAGGATTCGTCCGACATAGAGATGGTTCTGGAAATTTCTTATTGAGTGGCTGGACACCGAATAGATGCGGATGCTGTTGCAAGAAACAAGAGGCCCAGTATTTAGTTGATTTTGGTGCAAATATTGCAATTCCTGAAGGCGGAACAGTCGAACCTATTTCTTTAGCGTTGTCTATTGATGGTTCAATTATTCCTGCAAGTGAAATGGTAGTTACACCAACTGAAGCTAATGCATATTTCAATGTTAGTAGAGCTATTAATGTTGAAGTATGGAATGGCTGCTGTGAAAACGTTTCTGTTGTGAACACTAGTTCACAAGCAGTATTGGTTGAAAACGCTAATATTATTTTAACGAGGCCAGATCTTGTTATTAGCCGATAAGGAGGAGTGGAACAATGGATGAATCATTAGAAAAGCTCAGCAAACTTGTCGGAAAAGAGCTTGATAGAATTACTGCAAAGAATGATCTTACACCTGCTGAATTAGAAATGGCAACGAAAGCAGTTTGTCTTTTAGAAAAAATCAAAATGGTGGAAGAACATGATTCAGATGCTTCATATTCTATGGATAGTATGAGATCCAATAGGTATTATGGACGATATAATAACATGAATAATGGAAATTCATACCGTGATTATTATCCAGATAGATCTTATGATTATTCAATAGACAGAGGCTATAGCGGTCATAGTGTAAAAGATAGAATGATTGCTCAACTTGAGAGCACTATGATGGATGGAGCCAAGAGTGAAAGTGAGAGGCGAGTAATTGAGTCTCTAATTAGTCAGTTAGGTTCTACAAATTAAATTTTTAAGAGGAGGTAAGCCCTAAATGCCAAAATTCGGCGATAGGCTAATCCACGCATGGAACGCCTTCATGAATAGGGATCCGACTCCTGAACCTTACATGTATGATTATGGTCAGGTTTCCTATTCATCATACAATCCATATCGGCATAGATTGTCTCGAGGAAACGAGAGGACTATAGTCACATCTATCTATAACCGTATTGCTTTGGATGTAGCGCAGATTAGATTCGAGCATGTAAAGCTTGATGCTAATGGCTACTTTGTAAGCAAGATGGATTCAAGATTAAACGATTGCTTATCAATTTCGGCAAATAAAGATCAGACCGGACGAGCTTTTATTCAAGATATTGTTATGTCAATGTTTGATGAAGGCACAATAGCAATTGTACCAATCGATACATCAATAGATCCCGATAAGGGGTCTTTTGATATACTCTCTTTACGTGTCGGGAAGATCGTTGGTTGGTCTCCCGACAATGTAAAGGTCAATGTTTACAACGATCGAACTGGCGGTCATGAGGAATTATGGTTTGCTAAAAAGAACGTTGCAATCATTGAAAATCCGCTATATTCAATAATGAATGAGCCAAACTCAACGTTGCAGCGATTAATTCGTACTTTAACGTTAATGGACATTGTAGATGAACAAAGCGGATCGGGTAAACTGGATATGATTATTCAGTTGCCTTATTTAGTTAAAACTGAAACAAAAAGGCAGCAAGCAGAGCAACGTCGTAAAGACATTGAGATGCAGCTTACCGGAAGTAAATACGGTATAGCATATGTCGACGCAACAGAAAAGATCACACAGTTGAATCGTCCGTTGGAGAACGATCTTTTATCACGTATTGAATACTTGACAAACATCTTATACGGGCAGTTAGGAATCACTACGGCGATACTTGACGGAACAGCTGACGAGCAAACTATGATCAATTACTACTCGCGAACTATTGAGCCTATTGTTTCAGCTATTGCAGATGAAATGAAACGAAAGTTTCTAACAAAGACCGCGATTACACAGCATCAGTCAATAGCGTTCTTTAGGGATCCATTCAAGCTTGTGCCAACATCTAAACTTGCTGAGTTAGCTGATAAGTTTACGAGAAATGAAATTATGTCTTCTAATGAATTCAGGCAGGTAGTTGGGTTACTTCCGTCAGACGATCCAAGAGCTAATGAACTTAGAAATAAGAACATTAACCAGGCAACTGGCGATAATTTCCCGAATGTCGCAGATACTGTTCCTGAGGAAAGTGAAGGGCAATCCAATGGCAATGAAAATCAAAGCTTGGGTGAATTAAAAATATCTGAGATTTAAACAAAGGAGTAAAAATTCAAAATGGCTAAAAAAGATTACGATTTTTGGGGTTGGGCCACTAGAAACGATTTAAAATGCTCCGACGGAAGAACGATTCGTCATAATGCGTTCAAAGATTGTGATGGTGTTACCGTACCGCTTGTTTGGAATCATCAGCATAATGATCCAGACAACATTTTAGGCCATGCGCTATTGAAGAACTCCGATGAGGGTGTAAAAGCGTATGGCTATTTCAATGAGCTTCCTAAATCACAAAGGATTAAAGCTATTTTGCAGCATGGTGACATTGCTAGCTTATCAATCTTTGCTAATGGATTGAAGCAAACGCCTAATGGTGATGTTTTGCATGGTGTTATTAGAGAAGTTAGCTTAGTTCTTGCTGGAGCAAATCCTGGAGCATCGATTGAATATGTGATGGCACACAGTATTGATGACGATCCAGTAGCTGTTGGAGCTGAAATCTATACTGGCGAAGATTTAATTGTCGAGCATAGTGACGAATCTGATGAAATCGAAGTTGTAGATGATCCTGAAGAATCAGAAAAAGAGGAAGTTAAAGATAAAGAAACGGTAGAAGAAACTGAAAGAAAAGAAGAACTTACTCATTCTGCTGATGAATCAGACAAAAACGGAGAGGAAAAAGAAATGGCTGATAAAAAAGATGATATGACTGTAAAAGACGTTTTAGATTCTATGACGCCTGAACAGAGAAAAGTTACTGAATACCTTGTCGGCGAAGCTTTAGCTTCTGCTGGCGAAAATGATGATGAAGAAGAGGAAAAAGAAATGAAGCATAACGCGTTTGACAATGAAGAAGTCATCGAAAACGATGGCATGTCTGCTGAAATTATGAGCGCTTTGCAGGATGCAAAGAGATACGGTTCTGTTAAGGAATCTTTATTAGCTCATGGACTGAACAATGAAGAAGTTCTTGTTCATAGTGTTGAGCATCTTGACTATTTGGCACCGGAATATAGAAATGTTTCGAACGATATTCCGTTTGTAAACACTATTCCTAATGGATGGATTTCTGTAATCAACAATGGTGTGCATAAGACTCCGTTCGCTAAGATCAAGATGACGCACGCTGACATTACTCCTGCTACAGCTAGAGCTAAGGGTTATGTTAAGGGTACTAAGAAGGTCGAAGAAGTCTTCAAACTCTTAAAGAGAAAAGTTGATCCGACAACTATTTACAAGCTTCAGAGCTTTGACCGTGACGATGTCATCGATATCACTGATATTGATATGATCGCTTGGGTCAAGAAAGAAATGCGCATGAAGCTTGATGAAGAAAGGGCACGTGCTTATATTTTCGGTGATGGCAGATCTACTACTGATCCTGATAAGATCAATGAACAAAACATTATCCCAGTTGTTAAGGATACAGAAGAAAATCTTTATGCAATGGCATATACCGTTACGCCTAAGGATGATGAAACATTAGCTCATGCTGTTACTAATCAGATGGTTAAGTCTCTTGACGACTATGAGGGTTCTGGTAACATCACTGCATTCGTTAGGACTGATATCGTTTCTGACATTCTGTTAATGGAAGATAAGATTGGTCAGAGACTTTACAAAGGCATGAATGAAGTTGCTTCTGCAATGTCTGTTGACCGTGTTGTCAAGGTTCCGACTAGCGTTATGCCAGAAGATGTTTACGCTGTTGCTCTCGATCTGAACGACTACAATGTTGGTATGAACAAGGGTGGCGAAGTATCTCTGTTCGACGATTTCGATATCGACTACAACAAGATGAAGTATTTGATTGAAACTCGTTGCTCTGGTGCTTTAGTACTTCCTCACTCTGCTATCGTTCTGAAAGCAGCTGACGGTACTACTGGAGAATAGTACAAATAGGTTCGTTCGATAGAAAGGAATAATTCAAAATGGCGAAATGGTATGGGCAAATAGGCTTTGCAGTTACTGAAGAGACAGCTCCTGATGTTTGGGTTGAACACATAATCGAAAGATCGTATTATGGCGATATTTTAAGAAATAACAAAATTAATGGCGCTGCTGGTCAGATAAATGACGGTTTCAACATTTCAAATCAAATAAGTTTTATTGCCGATCCATATGCTAGAGAGAATTTCTATCGAATGAAATATGTTACATTTATGGGAACTAAATGGAAGATTAATGATATCGAAGTTCAGTATCCCAGATTAATTATGTCGTTAGGAGGTTTGTGGAATGGCGAGGAACCGAATTGAGCTTTCTCCGATTTTTAGAGAAATCTTAGGTAATAAAAACGTTTATTTTCAATCTCCTGCGCAACACTTGATAAAGTATCCGTGTATAGTTTATGAAAGAGCTTCACGAGATATTGATTACGCCGATGATACATCTTATAAAGGATTAAATCGGTATACTATAACATTAATTGATAGAAATCCGGACAACGACGATTATGTGGACAAATTATTGGAACTTCCATACTGTTCATATGATCGCCGTTTTGTTTCAGATAATCTTTATCATGATGTGTTTAATTTATATTTTTAATGGAGGAATAAAATGGCCAAATTAGTTTGGGATCAGATTGGTGAAAAAGTATATGAAACTGGTGCTCGTAATGCAGTTCTCTATCTGATCGACAGCAGCAATGTCTATTCTAAAGGAGTCGCTTGGAATGGTCTTTTAGGCTTTGATGAAAATCCTTCAGGTGCAGAACCAACCAAATTGTGGGCAGATGATATTAACTATATCACAATGTTCTCAGCTGAAGAATACGGCGGCACAATTAGAGCTTACACTTATCCTGATGAATTTGAAGCGTGTGATGGCTCAGCATCCTTACTTGATAATGATGCTAAAGGCGTAGTTATTGGTCAGCAGGCTCGTCAGCCTTTTGGCTTCTGCTACAGAACAATCGTCGGAAATGATACTCAGGGTGATAACTATGGTTATAAACTGCATATTGTTTATGGCTGTAAGGCATCTCCTTCTGCAAAGACGCATGACACAGTAAACGATTCACCGTCTGCAGTTGAAATGTCTTGGGAAGTTTCTTGTACTCCGGTTCCAGTAACTGGTTTCAAGCCTACTTGTACTCTTGAAATTGATTCAACGAAACTCGAAGCTTCGAAGTTAAAAGCCCTTGAAGATGTTCTTTACGGAACTGATGGTGCTTCTGGTGGCGAAGGAACTTCTGCAAGACTTCCTTTACCAGATGAAATCAAGACTATTTTAGCTTAGTAGCAAATAATCAAAATGGGGAAGGGCTGTCTAGTTTTCTATTCAGCCCTTTATTTATGAAAGGAGAGAATTATGTATAAAAAGACTGTTACTTACACTGATTTTAATGGAGTAGAAAGAACAGAAGATTTTTACTTCAATTTTACGAAAGCTGAATTAATTGACATGCAGCTTTCAACCGATGGCGGTTTGTTAGAAATCATTAAGAAAATTGTAAATGCTAAAGACACGCCAGCGTTAATTAAGTTGTTTAAGAAAATTATTCTTCTTGCTTACGGTATTAAGTCGGAAGATGGTAAGAGATTTAAGAAGTCAGACGAAATTCGCGAAGATTTTGCTTCAACAGAAGCTTATTCCGAAATTTACATGGAGCTTGCTACAAATACTGATTCAGCTTCAGCGTTCATCAATGGTATTTTACCTGCAGATTTAGCAGCTAAGGCTAATGAAGCAATTGCTAATGGCGAAATTGATGACGACACAAAGAAACTATTAGAGAATTTAAAAGCTGAATAATGTACAAACTTGTCATCCATAAAGGCGAATGGTTTGACGAAAAAAAACAAGAGTTCATTAATATTAAAAATGATGTAACTCTTGTTTTAGAGCATTCATTGGTTTCTATTTCAAAATGGGAATCTAAATGGAAAAAACCTTATCTTTCATTAAACAATAAAACGAAAGAGGAAGAAATTGACTACATTAGGTGCATGACTTTAACCCAAAATGTAGATCCAATTATATATTATTGTATTTCGCAAAAAGATCTAATAAAGATAAATAATTACATCAACGATCCAATGACAGCCACTACTTTTAGTGACGAAAAAAAGAGTACAAGCAGGGAGATAATTACAGCTGAGATAATCTATTATTGGATGATCAGTTATAATATTCCGTTTGAATGCCAAAAATGGCATTTAAGTAGACTGATGACTTTAATTCGTGTCTGCGCAAGTAAAAATAGTCCGGATAAGAAGATGAGCCAAAAAGAAATAATCAGTAGAAATAAGGCTTTGAATCAAGCTAGAAGGGCAAAACTTCATAGTCGAGGCTAGAGATTTGGAGGTTTTAAAATGCTTAGAATTAAATCAAAAGGGCATTACGATAAAGCCTTTAAGTATCTTGCGGATATAAAGAATCCAATAAAAAAGCTTTTGCTTAAAACATGGCTTCTTGATAAATATGGTGAACAAGGTGTCGAAGCATTAAAATCTGTTACGCCAGTTGATACTGGGAACACTAGAGATTCTTGGTTCTATAGAATTAAAGTTAATGAAGAAAAGCAAGTACTTGGCATAGAATTTTGTAATTCTAATGTTGTGTCTGCTGATTATACAGCAAAAAACAAAAACGGTAGTACTGGTAAAAGGCAATATACTGTCCAGGTTGCTATTTTATTACAGTACGGACATAGTACTGGAACTGGAGGCTGGGTAGAAGGCATTGATTACATCAATCCTGCTATTCAGCCTATTTTTGACAAGATAGCAAAAGATGCATGGAAGGAGATAGTTGATGAGTAGAACAATTGACGAAAAAGTTGTATCGTTACAGTTTGAAAACGATCAATTTGAAAAGAAAGTTCAACAGTCTATTGACTCGTTAAACCGTTTCGAGAAAGCATCTAAGTTTGACGGTGCAAAAAAAGGTATTGAAGAATTAGAAGACGCAGCTAAGAAATTTGATTTAAAAGTACTTGTAAGCGGTGTAGACGAAGCAAAGAATAAATTTAATGGTTTAAAAGAAGTTGGTATTGGTGCTTTACGTGCCATTGGCAATTTTTTAACTATGGAATTTGCACCAAATTTCATAAAAACCATGTCTGGTATTGAAACATTTTATCAAGGATATAGTAAATATGAAGATAAGGTAAAATCAGTACAGACATTATTAAATTCAACAGGAAGAGATCTTGATAATATTAATGGCTATCTTGATAAATTAATGAGATTTTCAGATGAGACATCTTACGGTTTTAATGAGATGGCTGGGTCATTAGCTCAGTTGACAACTAATGGCGGTGATATTGAACGACTCGTACCGATGATAACCGGTATTGCGAATGCCGTTGCATTTGCTGGTAAAGGACCTGCAGAATTTAGTAGAGCTATTTACAATTTAAATCAATCCTATGGAGCTGGAGCTCTGAAATATATGGATTGGAAGTCTTTAGAGCTTGCAGGCGTTGCTTCTAAAGAATTAAAGCAATCATTTATTGAGACTGCAATCGAGTTAGGAAGACTCAATAAGAACGGACAAACAGTTAAGAAAACCATTGTCGATATAGGAAATTTTAGCGAAACTTTAAAAGAAGGTTGGGCTGATACAACCGTAATGGAAGAAACATTCGGCAAATTCGCTAAATATACCCAGATGGCTGATGAACTCGTAGAAGCTGGTAAATTTGACACATATTCTGATGCTTATAAGTATTTAGCGCAGGATTATGATGATATTTATCTACGTGCTGCAAAAGCTGCTCAGGAAGCCAAAACATTCAACGAGGCGATTGATGCGACAAAAGACGCTGTTTCTTCAAAATGGTTGAAAAGTTTTGAATTATTCTTTGGCGATTACACTCAAGCAAAAGAAACATGGACAAATTTAGCAAACGATTTGTATGATATTTTTGCTAGTGCCGGTGATGTTCGTAATGATGTATTGGCAAAAGCTTTTAGCAGTAATTATGACCAAATAAAAAATGTTATGACCGAAAGTGGTCTTGATTTCGAAGACTACGACAAGTCATTTAAAACGTTTTTAAAGGACAATGGCTGGAATGTTGAAAAATTAATTCAGCAATATGGTTCTTTAGCGAATGCTCTTGGCCATGGAAACGCAATAATTGAAAGCGAAGCTTCTCCTAATAGAAAAGCTGGTATAGCTAATTTATTAAGTAAGTTTACCAAAGATTATGTTGAAAAGTTAAAAGAGTCTGTTGGTGATGCTTCCGATGCAGTTGATTCTCTTGCCCATATTCAGCAAATTTATAATGATATTTGGTCTGGTAAATATGGAAACGGAGAGGAACGTATTAATAAACTAGCTGAAGCTGGTCTTGATTATGCTACAGTTCAATATGATTTAGTTAATAAAATGGCTGAATTAGGCCATAAAGCTGGTTATGAATTAACAGCTAAAGATATAGAGCATCTTTCCGAAGCACAACTAGAGAACTTAGGTGTTTCAAAAAAAGATGCTGCTGCAATAAAAGAATTTATTGCTAGTTTAGAAGATGCAGATGCACCTTTATCTAAGATATTAGAAAAATTAAATCAAAAATCTGGGCAAGTATTACTTTCAGAAACAATTACGAATATTACTGGCACAATAAAGAATCTAAAAAATATTCTTGGCGAATTTTGGAAGAATTTATTTGGCTGGGATTTTTCAGAAATTATTTATGACATAGTTTTAAAGGTCCATGATTTTACAGAAGCAATTAAAAATGCAACTGGAAATTCGGCAATTATTGAGAAGATTAAAACCGTTGCTCCAGTTATTAAAAATGCATTTAGTTCAATAGACAAACTTGGTAATTCAATAAACACGTTATTCAAAACTTTAAAGGAAGGTCTAGTAGGAACAATCACAAGATTAATCCAGCCTTCTCTAAAAGCTTTTAAGGATAATGTTGTAAAATTGGTTCCATCATTTGATAAAGTAAAAATAAGTTTATCTGATTTTGTTGACGGATTAACAACTGGTGTTGACCGTATGACTGAATGGATAAAAAATAGTGGTTTATTTACCGGAGATTTCAGTAAACTTACAACTATTGTAAATTCCGCAATTGATTCAACAAGAAATTTTATTGGCCAATTTGTAAATTTAGAAAATGTAAAATCTTTATTTGACGGAATTTCTGATTCAGTTTCAAAATGGATTTCTAAATTTATTGATTTGAATAAAGTATCAATGTCTATAAAAGATGCTTTGGCTTATTTAAAAAACCTTTCTTTTGAATCAGCGTTTAATGATCTTAAAAAGCTTCCTGTTTTATTATGGAATGCTGTAAAGAATTTGTCATTTGAAAATATTATTAACAATCTAAGAAATCTTCCATTAAGTTTTGCGAATGCTTTTAAGCGACTAAAGACAATTAAATTGTCTTCATTTTTTAAAAGTTTAGATATTCATGGCTTTGTCAATAAAATAGTCGAAAAAATTAAAGACATTCCAAACACGATTGTTTCTGTCTTTTCAAATTTAAAAAAGATAAATCTTTCTGATTATTTTAATTTCGATTTCTTTAAATCTGAAGAATTTATAAATACCATAAAAGGCTCACCTATATTATCGGTTCTTGCAGGAATAGGTATTGCTGTAGGTAATTTAGTTAAAGGTATATACAATACTGTTAGAGATGGAATAAAAGCCATTTATCCGATTGTTGAGCCATATTTAGAAGGTTTTAGAGAAAAAGTAGTTGAACTATCAGAAAAAATTATAGAAGCTTCAAAGAGAGCTGTTGATTGGCTTTCCAACAATAATGTAATATTAGAAACAATTCAAAATGGTGCTGAATTAATTGGAAACGCCATAGATAGAGTTAAAAAATGGTTGGAGCAGTTTGTTCAGATAGAAAGTGTCTCAGAAAATATTAGCAGTATTTTAAATAATATTAAAAACTTTTCTCTGAAAAATCTTTCTTTTGATACAATACGTGAATCTGCTGAAGGATTCTTTGGAACTGTTAACACTAAATTCAACGAATTAAAAGATAAGAAACTTAATATAAATGATTTTCTAAAGCCATTAAGCTTAAGTAATGGGCTTTCAGCTGTAAATGCTGATATGATCAAAGGTTTTAATGACATTATTAACACGATCGAAGACACTATTAGTAAGCTTGATATTGACTGGGATAAATTATCTTCTATAACAACAGAAATTAGAAAACGCTTTGAACAGCTTGCCGGATTCCTTACAGGTTATGTTTTGGTTAGCGGCATAGGTAAAGCGATGAACAGTGTTTCTACTTTCTTAAACGGGTTGTTGACACCAATAGAAACAATTAACGATGTTCTTAAATCTTTTGCTGGAGTAGGAAAGCAACTTTCGACGACAATAGGGCAAGTTGGTACATCAATTTCTGGTTATTTTAATCAAATGACCAAGAATGTTAAAACTGAAAATATTTTAAAAGTCGCTATTGCGATTACAATATTGACCGCAGCCATGTATGTACTTGCCAAGATAGATCCTATTGCATTGCTTGAAGCTATAGGTGCAATTGCTGCATTATTAACTATCGTCGCGGTTTTTAATCATTTTGTAGGTAAATCTTCGAAAAGTTTAGGCGATGTATCTGACAATGGAATTAATAAGTTAACAGCATTAATGCTTGGTATGGCTGCAGCTGTTACTGTATTAAGTATTGCATTGAAAAACTTTGAGCAAATTAATGACATAACACAATCTGCATTACTTGCTATAGGCAGTATGATTGCTTTAGTTGTCGGCGTAGGTTCGTTAATCGCAATAATGAAGAAATATGGCGACAAGGATGCTATTGTATCTGCCGGAATGCTTATTGGATTTGCAGGAAGCATATATATACTTGCTGTAGCATTACAGAAAATGTCAAAGATTCATTTCGAAGATATTGGATCTGCTATTGCGGGCTTTATTGGCTCAGTCATTCTTATGCTCGCTGCATCTCGTGCAATAAAAGGATTAAATGCTGGCGCATCTTTACCGATTTTGTCAATTGTCGGAACATTGTTTGTCCTTTCTAAAGCTTTAGATAAGTTATCATCCATGGATCTTGAAAAGAGCATATCGGGAATAATGAATCTCACTATAAGTATGATTTCAGCTATTCCGTTATTGGTATCTTTGGTTGTTGCTATGAAGCTTTTGAATAGTATTTCAACAGATTTCCTTGGAATGGCGGCGTTCACTATTTCGCTTATTGCATCAGTCTTTTTATTTGGAAAAGCTATTGAAAAGCTTGGCGAAATCGATAAAAACTTATTGATAAAAGGCGGTGCAACAGTTTCTGTACTAATGATTGTAATGGGCATTATTGCATCGTTTACGGCTTGGATCAGTTCATTTAATCCAAAAACAAAAGAAGCAACATCTTGGAAAAATATAATCGCCATGGGTGTTCTTATTGGAAGTATAGCAATAAGCTTATATGCTTTGGCAGGAGCTGTATTGATATTCAAAAACATGGATGTTGACGAACTTATAAAAGGCGTTGGCTCTGTTGTGGCACTTCTTTTGGGAATAGGTGGAATGGTAGGCTTGATGGGAAAAGCTGTCGGCAATTTTAATCCTAATAGTGTTAAGGCTTTAGCAACATTAATCACTATGATAGCTCTCGTCGCCGGGTCCATTTTTGTATTAAGTTTTTTGGATACAAATAAACTTATAGTATCTGTTGGTTCTATCGTTTCTGTATTGGGAACACTTGGCCTATTATTCTTTACAATTTCTAAATTTGGCACTACAAATTTAGGGCAAGTCGGAATAGCTTTGGCTAGTATGGCAGTAATACTTGCTGAGGTTGGAGCGGCATTATATGTGCTTACAACCAATATAAAAGATCCACAGGTTGCATTGCAAATTGCAAATGGGCTTTCAGAAGTAATTGCCGCTTTATCTGGAGCAATTTTGGCATTATCAATTGCAGGTTCATTGGCATCTATTAGCTTATCAACTGTTGGTCCATTGCTTTCTGTATTTGCAGCATTGCTTACTGTTGTCACTGTGGCTTCAGCAATTCTATCTCAAAATGCAGATATTTCTCAAGAAGACATAGATCGTTTTGCAATGTTCATGAAAGGCTTTGGAGATGCTATTGGCGGATTTGCTGGCAGTTTAATAGAAAATATTGGTGGCGGATTAATCGCATCTATTGCTAATGGCCTTGAACGAATTGGCGCAAGTATTGCTGGATTTGTTGAAAGTGTTAAACCGTTGTTCGAAATGGAGACACCATCAGATTTTACTGCTAAAATTACTGCAGTAAGTTCTGTAATTGATGTTTTTGGCGCTAAAACATTTATTAATTCTATTAGAACTTTAGGCCAGAATAACAATCTTAATTTCGAAAAAGTTGGTGAATTCTTCTCAGCATACGCTACAGTTATCACAAGCTTTTCTGATGAAATAAAAACTATTAGTCCAGCAAAATTAGATTCTGCTGCAAAAATAGGAGAAATGTTTACAAACTTGTCAAGTTCGTTAGGCCGTTCTGGTGGCTTGATAGATTTGATTGTTGGCAAAAAGACAAATCTCGAAGATTTTGGTCGAGGAATGAATTCTTATGCCAGAGCTCTTGTCAACATGTCAAATATTTTGGTCGGCGGAACTGAAGGCAGTGGTTTTAATAGCGATGCATTAACAATAGCTGCTACTGCTGGTGAAACTATGCGAGAATTGGAAACATCCTTAGGCAGCAAAGGCGGTTTATTACAAAAAATCATTGGTGAAAGTGATCTTGGAGATTTTGGAGATAGGATTACTTCATTTGCCAGAGGCCTTGTCGAAATGTCCAATATATTTGTAAATGGAGACGAAGAAACTGGGTCTAAAGGATTTAATGACGCAGTACTTGAACGAGTAGTTAAAGCTGGCGAAGCTTTAAGAGATCTTGAGGATAGCGTTGCTTCGTCAAAAAGCTTAATGAGTCTTTTAAAGGGAAGCGATGAAGGAAATCTTGGCGATTTTGGTGCAAGAATTAAGAAATTTGCAGAAGGCTTAACAGAAGGTTTAAATGCATTCACTTATATTCAAACTACCACTAGCAAAGAATTCTCGACGATCACGGAAACAATTCCTGGAGCAGGAGAAGTTTCTATAAGAAAATCTTTAAACCCAGATAGATTTGAGATTCTTGGAAACATTATTGATAGCGTTATTGAACTTTCTGGTAAATTTGTTGAGCTTGAAAATAGTCTTAACCCAACTGAGGGAACTTTCAGTGGTGGATCAAATATTAAGGCTCTTGGAAAAGGAATTGCAAGCTTTGCTGGAAGTTTCAAATCATTTGTTAATGATTTCCCACCAACTATACCAGATACTGAGCAAGTACAGAAAATGCTTGACATTAGCACTATGATTGCCGAAATGGCTGAATCTGATAATATGTCTGGAATTGAAACTACTTTATCTGCAGCAGGCGAAAAAGTTAAGCAGTATGCTTCAGGTTTGAAAGAAATTGTGAATTCTGTTCTTGCTGGAGATAGTACTACAGAAAGCGAAGGGGAATCTGCTGCGGAAGGATTTGGAAGCAGCTTCTTAGGAATATTCGGTTCATTGTTTAATAATGAGCAACTTACCGAACAAGTAGAAACTGGAGCCACAGAAACCGGAACCACATATTTAAGTTCTTTAAGCAAAGTGCTAACCGAATCAGACGCTGTAAAATCTTTGCATAAAAACGTTGATAAGACAGTACAAGAATTAATAAAACACTTTTCTGAATCCGAATACGAAGGTCACAAAATGACTACAGTTGGTATATTTACTACGATGGGCAAGAACTGGGTTAAAGGATTGGCCGATGGTATGGATGAAATGGCTATTTCTGTTTTATATCCGAAAGCAGAAGAAATCGCTAAAAAAACTTCACAAATAGTTGGTGATAATTGGATGGTTAATTCACCATCAAAAGTTGCTTATGAATTAGGTAGTTTCTTTGTGATGGGTTTGACTAATGGTATAAGCGATTTATCCGAAGACGCTATTGCAACGGCTGGAGATGCAGCAAATAAAATCTCAAACGCAGTTCAAATGGCTCTTCATGCATCCGATGATATTTTAAATAGCGAATACAATCCTATTATTAGTCCTGTTTTAGACACTGCAAATATTTTGGAAGGAGCCAAATCCATTAATGGCCTTCTTTCTAGCGAAGACCAATATGATGCAGCTTTAAATATTTCGTCTGCGCGTTTAGGAATTCAAAATGGCGTATTAGGAAAGAACTCTAGTGGTGTTACTGTTAATTTTACAGTTAATAATGCAGGAAGAGACCTTTCTGAAGCAGATGTAATGCGGTACTCAAGGCAAATAGCTAACGAAGTTAATCGTATTCTTGGAAGCGCAATCTAAAGAAAGGAGGAGACTAAATGTCTGATTATAGAAAATTTTGGTTAGTAAATTCTCAAGGTGAGAAATACTACTTAACAGATGATACTAAATGCAAAACTTTCTTAAGTACTCCTTCTGGCTTTGGTTTTAAGTCTAGATATAAAACAAGAAAAATTAATAATTCAGAACTTCTTATCTCTGAAGGATTAGATATGGTTGATATTACAGGGGAGCTTGTCTTTTACAACAGCTCCCCAAACCTTATCTATGAGGATTATCAGGATTTTATTAGTTTTATTAGATTTAAGCCAATCGAATTTCATTATTTAACACCGAACTTTGTTGATGATGAGCGGTATAGTTTTTATTCAAACGTTATTATTAGCAATATTAATAAAGGCGAGATGTCCCAGGATGGAACGTTAAGAGCTCAAATAACGATCCATAGATTATCTCAATGGCTTGACTCGTCAGAGCATATGTTTGTTTTAACTAACAGCTCAGATGATTCAATAGCACCAGAGTATGACTCAAGTTCTACGTATGCTGTTGGTGATAGAGTTAAAGTAGTTGATGGCTATGTTTACAAAGAAGATGATGACATGGTTCATACGTACGAGTGTATAGCAGCTATTTCTACTCCAGAAGCATTCAATTCAAGTCATTGGAAAAGAGTCCAAGTAGGTAAGAACTATCCTTTAATGAGACCATACTACTATCTTGGAGATGATTTCTCATCCGGTTTGGAAATTATTAATACTGGAACAGATGAAGTTGGTTTCACTGTTACGATCAATGGAACTATTAGCAATCCGACTTTTACTTTATACCAGAATAACACTAGATATGGCTTATGTGCTCTAAAAGGAACATATGATCATGTAATAATTAATAGCGTTGATGGTGATTCTTTTATTTATTTGGAAGAAGAAAACGGCTTAGTTGTCTCAAATCCAGAACAAAAGCAAGATTTTTCTGTTAGAGATGAGATTGCATATTTTACATGGTGCAAATTAAAAGTTGGAAGGTCAATATTTAATTTGACAGCAGGTAATCTTGAGACATTCAATGGAACTGTAGAAGTAGCATTCAAGAACAGTTATTTCTCTGTATAGTGAGGTGAACTGTTTATGATATGGAATGTACATGTTACCGTAAATGGAAATGGAACATTAACTTATACTAGGCATTCACCAGATGGATCTAGTCCAGAATCTGATGAATACATGCAGAACTGGATAGACTTTACAGCTACTCCGAATACTCATTATCATTTATTCAAAATGGAGTTCTATCCGCTAAATGCCTTCTTGGTTGCGGATTCATATAATACTCCAATTATTGCCGAAGATTCTGTAAGGTTCATAGTTGAAGAAGAAAGATTAGCGATAACCGAAAATACATATTCGATTCACGCGAATCAAGATATTTATGTTACTGCATATTTTGAAGAAGATCCTAAATGGCATCTAGAAGCAATAACTGATACACCGCATACATCAGTTTATGTTTCTAAAAATGATCAATATGAACCTTTTGATACAGTTGTTTGGGCAAGACCATTTCCGAATTATACATTTTATGAATGGTCTGATGGATCTATTGAAAATCCAAGAAGCATCCATGTAGATACAAATAAGATTCTTGTAGCTTCGTACAAGAGAACTCCTTCTACAGATGGAATTTACCAGTATAGCTGTTATATTAAAGACCAATTAGCACTAAGGGATGTACCAAAAGTATTTGTAAGGGTAAAAACTTTTGATATTTCTGTTGATTTGATGACTAATGCAAACAGCACAATAAATGTTTATGATCTTCCGGATAATGTTGAGCCAGGAGATGTTCTTGGTCTTTACGATCCGAAAGGCAAAACAATTTACAACGGTGTTATCAAGTCAATAGAGAATGTTGATTCTGCAGCAAACGAAAAGCGAATACTGTGCTCTCAGATGCAGTCTTTTTATAAGGGTCAGTGGATCTATGAAAAGGGCGAAACACCACCTGCTTCATATGACAATAGCTGGTTCTTTGAAAAATACAGCGAAGTAGGAAGCACTTATCCGCATATGGATGACATTGACGCTTTGTCTCCAGAATCAACAGCCACTTATCCTGATCCAGGAACTTGGCGAATAGACATCGGCAATGCTTATACAGCAAGAGCTACAACTTATGTCTGGTGCTCTAAACCAACGATTGTTAATGCAACATTGATAACCGAAGATAATGGATCTGTGTATCTTAACGATGCACTTCTTGCAGATATTGATGCTGCTACTGAGACAATGCTGGAGCTTCAGCTTGTTAAAGGAATGAATAAGCTATGCGTTCTTTATACGGATAAAGATACTGGCCATGATGGTTGGAACATATATCTTAACTATCTATCGTTTAAACCATACGACTCAGAGAAAAAAACTTATGCTGTAGGTGATTATGTAAGTTATTCCGAAGCAATATACCAATGTAGGACAGCTATTACTACTCCTGAAAAATGGGACGCAAGGAAATGGACTAAGATTACTGAAAAGTACAAGCTTCCATTCTTTGAGGATGTTTTAGGATTAAATTCCACAAAAGCGACAGACGTTGTTCTTGAAAAATCGATTAAAAATATTGTCGATTATTATGCTTCTGGTCATATTGTTGGAAGTGACTATGTCGATCCGTTAGTTGCTCAGAGGCTTTCTGGTTTTACAGTCAGATATGAACCTTCAAACATCGGAATAAATTTGCCGACATATGCTATTGGCGAAATAATGGATTTCGAAGAATTCATTTATTATCTGTATGAGCATTATGGAATTATATTTGAGTTTGAGATGAACGTTTTTGCTGAAAAAGACACAGACCATGACAATTTTGTAACTATAAAAGTTCCTAGTTATGAAAAGATCAGTGTTGGTGATAATGTTTATGCAATCACAAACATGAATCCTGTAACAACTGCCGAAGAAACAAACCGATTGATTATATTTGCAGGCGATAGTGTTACTTATAGAGCGACATGGGTTGCTACAGAGACAGATAAGCATGAAGCAAAAGCAGATGATATTTCCAGAATGCGATCTGTAAATACTGAGATTGTATTTAGTGATGACCCGATTAGTGATATCGTCGCGAATAGTTTACCTGATCAAATGTACAATCATCAAATCAGTTTTACTTTGGTTTTAAAGAACTTCATTTACCAATTTGATCAATTTAGGCTTGGAGCAGGAATTGATATTTATACACAGAAAGATTACTACGATTCTGTTATAACCGGATATGAAATTAGTAAAGCTGAAAACTATAATGTTGAATCTGTAGATCTTATTTGTGGAAAAGTTAGATCGAAACTTACTCAATTATTAACACTTAAAAAGATTTAGGAGGATTATATTTATGCTAGATGAAACAAAATGGCTTCAATATGGTCTTCCTAGATCTATTGAAGATATTCGTGGAATTACTATTTACGAAACTAAAGATTATAGTAAATCCATTAATGATTATTTTAATTACTACAATAAAGAATCAAAAGAAAATACATGTTTTCACTACATTGTAGATAATAAAACAACAATTCAGCTAATGCCTAACGATTTTATGGTCTATCACACAGGAATGTATAAAGATTTTGGAGACAAATATACAATCGCGATAGCTATTTGCTCAACTCTTAGTGATAGTAAGTTTGATGAATCGTTAGATAGAACTATAGGACTGATCAATGAGTTACTCGAGGCTTATTCGATCGACAAGTCTAATGTATATTTTCATAGGGATTTTAATATTCGTATTTATGATCCTAAACGACTTCTAGATGAATTCGAAACATCTAGAAATTTTATTTATCAGAAACTGTAAGGAGGTTTTATTATGGCAATACAAACGCTATATGATGTTGGTGAGAATTATCAGATTGATTCTAAATATGACGGCGCTGTATACGCTACAATGGGCCAGGACTGTGTTTGCGAAGGTGTTGGAGATCAGTTCACGCTTCATTATTCTTCAAACAGTTTAACAGCGTACTTCGATTCAGGAAGTGAAGCGGTTATTGGAGGCTCATTTTTCAAAATAACGAGCAGACAAACACTTGATGGCGATAACCAGCTTCCATCTAATTCGACATTCTATCTTTGTGCAAGAATTAATTTAAATGCGCCTAATGGCCAAAGAGGCGAATTTGTTTATCTTACTTCTTTAGGAAATTTAAAGAAGGATAATCTTAACGGATCTGGTACCTTAAGGGATCTTCCGTTGTATAAGATCACTACAGGATCTAGTGGAGTTAATACTGCTGAAAACATCATGACTGTTATGGGCCCTAATGGTACTTCTGTAAGTGGCATTCACTTTGCAATGGCTGGAACAGAAGCTGCTCCCGAATTAGATGCAACAAATTCCGAGTTAACTTTAAATTTTAAAATCATTTCAGATGCGGATTACACAGCTTTAGAAACCAAAAATGCGCACACTCTTTACTTTATTCCGGAGAGTTAATTATGCCATTATTCTTGGGTGAAAAAGAGGTCGATAAAGTTTATATCGGCGAAAAAGAAATACGGCAAATTTATTTGGGCGAAAAGGAGATTTGGGGTAATTCCAAAATTGTAAATCTTGGAAGCGGAACAGAGTGGGATATTAAGAAATACACTAGCAAGTATAAGGATCTTACAGTAGACAACTTCTATTACTTAAGTATGGAAGATGTTAGTGCTAGCAATAGTATAACTGTTCCTGGAGATGAAAGTTATTTATCCATATGGGGATGGCTTGCTAAGAAATATGATTCTGATACTGGAACATTCACTTCTAATCATTTTCTTGAGGGATCTAGTAAAAAAGTTGTTAAAGTAACTCCGGTTTTAGTAGTCGATCCAAGTAAACTTATCGATCTTGGAAGTGATCAAACTTTCAATATTAAGGAAAAATTTCCAACAAAATACGACAAGTATACGGAAAACAATTTTATCATAGCTAGAAATAAAACAGGTCGTGCAGATCTTCCGGATAATCCTTATTCGTATGTATTTAACCATTTTAGAGGCGAAGCAGGTACTTGGTCAGTTACTTGTACTCATAAATTAGAGAAAAAATACGATAAAGAAACCGGAATACTTACTTGCAGAATCAGAAGTAAGGCAACCGCCAATGTAGCATCTGATAGTTTTGATAACACTTTTGAAACGCATGTGTATTTGGTAGAGAAAGCACTATGAAATACGAAGTAGTAACGGACAGCAATGGTTATTGCGTTTATATTCGTCATACTGGGACGAAAAGAGACTATGTTGAGCTAAATCTTGATGACTATGATTTTACAAATGGCCGTATGGCTGCGTATAAATTAGGCAAGAATGAGCTCATCTTCGATAATTCAAAATGGAGCCAAATTAATAAGGTTTCTGAAGAAGAAAACAATAAAAAAGAGATACAAACACTAAAAGAAAGATTATTAGAAACAGATTATATTGCTGCTAAATGGTTAGAGGAAATCATTGCTTTAGATAATCCTTTAACATGGATCAGAGATATAATTGCAATCAATATTAAATATTCCAAGGAATACCGAGATACGATTCGTAAACGTAAAACTTGGAGACAAAGGATTAAAGAATTGGAGGGATAATTCATGAGCGATAAACGAATAACTGATCTTGAATTACTTACTGAATTATCTGGTGAGTATTTCTTGGTCATCGATGATGGTGTTAAAGCCAGAAAGTATAATATTACTCCAATTATTAACGACCATACAAAACTTGCAAATATTGAAGCTGGATCAGAAGTAAACACTATTGAATCTATCAAGATAAATGGTGTAACATTAACACCTGATTCAGATCGAGCTGTAGATATTCCGACAGCACTTAATAATAAATATGGTGTTGTAAAAGTTGCTAAAGCTTCAGATCCTGGATTAAGATATGTAGGAATTACATTCGCTAATGACACTGAAGTTCATGTTCCGTACATTGGCGACAGTTCCGGTGATGTACAGATTCTTGATAAGTATCTTCCGGATGCAACAGACTCAAAGAAGGGCGCGGTTAAGGTTGATACTGATCTTAGTGATACATCAACCAATCCTATTCAAAATAAAGCAGTTACTGCTCAGGTTGATGCTTTAACAAGCGACATTACAACTAATACTCAAAATATTGAGAGCTTAAATACTGAATTACTTAACTATGTAAATAGGGGCTACGTCGAAGATGGCATAGCTTATTTTATGCATGATGATGAAGAGCTCTTCCAGATCACCGGCATTGGCGGCGGTGGAGGAGGTGGAGGCGGCGGTGGCGGCAATAATGCTGTCATTAAAGTCACTAACTCCTCTGGCTGGTTAAGCAAAACAGTCTCTACTGGTGCAAAAGTTTCAATTGCTGTAACATGGTCATCTACAGAAGATGAAGTCCCTACAGGAAATGGAACTTTAACTGTAAGAGTGAATAACATCGTGAAGCATACATCTGATGCTGCGCAGGGTTTACTGAATATTGATGTCTCTGACTACCTTGGAATGGGTTCAAACAAGGTTCGTATCACATTAACAGATGTATACGGCAATACTTCAAGTATTATATTTACAGTTACAGTTGTAGATTTAAAAATAGCTTCATCATTTGACCCATCTATTGTGTATAATTCGAACGAATATTTGGTTTATACTTACACACCAACTGGAAATGTTGAGAAGACTGTTCACTTTGTTATTGACGGTATCGATGAAGCTCAAGCTATTGTAACTACTTCTGGAAGACAGCAATCTCAGAATTTAGGCACTTTAGCACATGGATCTCATATATTACTTGTATATTTTACAGGTGTAATTGACGGAACTGAAGTCAGATCAAATGAATTATTCTATGATTTGATCGTTTCTGATGGATCTTCAGTAGTTCCGATTATCACTTCAACATTCAGAGATACAACAGCTAGACAATACGAGACGATTTCTATTCCGTATAGAGTTTATACAGCAAATAGTTTAACTTCACAAGCTCAGTTTTATGCAAATGATGAGCTAGTAACAACACTAACAGTCGATAGAAACGAGCATACTTGGTTATATAGACCAGATGAAATCGGTCCACTCGATATGAAGATTGTTGTTGGTAAAGTTGAGAAAGAGTTCTCTTTAACTGTCGAAGATTCAGGTATAGATGTTCATGCTGAAACAAATGACTTATCGCTGTATTTAACAGCTCAAGGAAGATCTAACAATGAAGAAGATCCTTCAATTTGGAAATACAATGATATTTCAGCTCAGCTCACAGGCTTTAACTTTGTATCTGATGGATGGAAAAATGACTCTAACGGATACACAGCTTTAAGAGTTGCTGGTGATGCTAGAGTTACAATCCCTTATAAAGCTTTTGCGCAAGACTTCAGAACTACAGGTAAAACAATAGAGCTTGAATTCGCAACTAGAAATATTCTTGATTACGATTCGGTTATTTTGTCTTGTCTTTCAGGAAATCGTGGTTTTGAATTAACAGCACAGAGAGCTTTCTTAAGATCAGAACAGTCTGAAATATTTACTCAGTATAAAGAGGATGAGCATATTCGTGTCACTTTCGTAGTTGAAAAGAGAAACGAAAATCGTCTTATTTATATTTACACAAACGGAATTATGTCCGGTGTAGTTCAGTATCCAGCAGATGATGACTTCTCGCAAATGGATCCTGTCGGTATTACAATCGGATCTAATTACTGCACTACTGATATTTATAATATCCGTATTTATGATAACAACTTAACCAGACATCAGATTCTTGATAACTGGATTGCCGATTCTCAGGACATTGAGGATCTGCTTTATCGTTATCATCACAATGATATTTATGATGAATATGGTCAGGTAGTTATAAGTAAACTGCCAAATGATTTACCATATATGATCATTAATGCTGCCGAATTGCCTCAGTATAAGGGAGACAAAAAGACGGTTTCGGGAACTTATACAGATCCTGCAAATTCAGTTAAGTCTTTCTCGTTCAGTGCATGCCAGATCAATGTACAGGGTACTTCATCAGCAGTTTACGCAAGAAAGAACTATGACTTGCAATTCAAGAGTGGATTTGATATTAACGGTGAGCATGCAGATAATTATGAACTCGCTGAAAATATCGTTCCATTTAATAGATTTGTATTAAAAGCAGACGTCGCTTCTTCAGAAGGTGCTAATAATGTTGAATTAGTTAAGCTTTTCAATGATATTACTCCTGTAAAGAGAAGAGAGATGCTTACTAATCCAAAAGTAAGATGGGGTATTTATGGTTTCCCAATCGTTTTATTCTGGAATAATACAAACACAAATGAATTAACGTTCATGGGTAAGTATAATTTTAACTTACCAAAACGTGCTCCAGGTCCTTATGGATACTCTGGAGATATGGAATCATGGGAATTTCAAAATAACACGTCTAATCTGATGCTGTTTAAGACAGATTACTTCGACGAGACCATGGTACTTGATCCTAGTACAGGTGAATCAAAAGAACAGTGGAGATATGACTACGAAGCAAGGTTCCCGAATGACAGTTGGACCGATTATTCTAAACTTCAGGAGCTTGAATCTTTTGTTTATTCGACATATAGAGAAAATGCAACTGGAGATAGATTACCAGCATCTGTAACTTATGATGGTGTAGAGTATACAAATGATACTGCAGATTATCGTTTGGCTAAATTTAAGAACGAATTTGGTAATTATGCAGATGTAGATTCGTTTATTTTCTATTATCTGTTTACTGAATTATTCTTGATGGTTGACTCGAGAGCTAAGAACTTGTTTATTGGTTTCTCAGGAGCAGATACAGATCCGACTAAGGTTACTGTAATTGATAGAAAAGCTGTTGCAGAGCCTTATGATATGGATACTGCTATTGGTATTAACAACGAAGGTTCTTTAGCATTCGGATATTCATTAGAAGATACAGACCATCTCTCCGGTGGTGCAAATGTATTTAATGGCCAGGATTCTGTTCTTTGGTGTAATTTACGTGATTCATTCCCAATTCAGATTCAGCAGATGTATCAGTCATTAAGATCTGGTACGATTCTTAGCTATGCTAATGTTGAACAGAGATTTGAGGATCACCAAGATAAATGGCCAGAAGCAATTTTTAATGAAGACTCATACTTCAAGTATCTGAAACCATTATTTGATGATGGAACAGGTGCTTATTTGGACATGCTTCAGGGTTCTAAATCTGAACAGCGTAAATGGTGGCTGTACAACAGATTTAGATATATGGACAGTAAGTTTAATGCCGGTGATGCTCTTTCTGACTTAATTCAGGTAAGAGGATATGCTAAGGATAATATTACTGTCACACCATATGCAGATATTTATCCGTCAATTAAATACGGTAGCTATTTAGTTCAGAAGAGAGGACAAAGAGGTGTTGCCACAACTCTTGAATGTCCAATCGATACATTGAATGATACTGAAATTTATATTTATTCAGCATCGCAAATTTCTTCTGTTGGAGATTTGTCTGGCTTAAAAGTAGGCTTTGCAGATTTTTCTATGGCTACTAAATTGCAGAATCTCAAAATAGGGGATAGTTCTTCTTCATATACAAACGGAAACCTTAAGACCTTAACTCTTGGTAATAATGTTCTGTTGCAAACTTTGGATGTTAGAAACTGCCCAAATTTGACTCAGGCGGTTGATATTTCTGGTTGTTCCAATATTGAGTATGTTTATTTCGATGGAACTTCTGTGACAGGAGTAACACTTCCAAATGGTGGTGTCTTAAAGGTTCTGCATTTACCTAGTACTATAACAAACCTGACTATAAGGAACCAACAGGCGATTACTGAATTTGTAATGCCATCTTACGCGAATATTACAACGCTGAGACTCGAAAACGTAAGTTCTGTTGTCGATATTTGGACTATATTACATGCAATTCCTGCTAATTCAAGAATTAGACTAGTTGGATTTACGTTCAGCATGAGTACTACAACTGAAGTCGAGCAGTTCTGTGACTTATTGGATGCCATGAAGGGTGTTGATGAGAGCGGAAACAACGTTGATAAAGCTCAAGTATACGGAACTATTAATGGTTTAGGATCCATTACAGGTGCTTGGCTTGCTGAAATTAAATCTAGATATCCAGGTCTTGTTATTAATGCTGATAAATTAGTTTCAAATTTGTATTATTACAATTATGATGGATCACAACTATTATATACAGAGGAAATTTTAAATGGTACGCATGGCAGATATGGTGATAGACCAGGTAGATCGCAAACTGCGCAATATATTTATAATTTTATAGGCTGGAGTTTACTACCGGATCAATATGAGAACGATCCAGAAGCTACTAGATTTGTAACTACAGACAGATCTGTTTATGCGGCTTATAGAAGAACCGTTCGCACATATAATGCAACATTTATTAGACACGATGATGACGGCGGAGGAACACTATATGTTCAAAAAGATGTTCCATATGGTGATATTCCTGTTTACGCAGGAGAGACCCCTGAATCTATAAATGGAGGTGTCTTCCAAGGCTGGGAGCCTAGTCTTGAACCAATTACAGAGGCCACAACATATACTGCGTTCTTCAGTATCATAATTGTGGAACCAGATTTAAAATATTTAAATTACACGATTAGCGGCGAAAATATGATAATCACAGGTTTAAATATTGCAAATATACGAGCTGATAATTTATCAGTTCTCACAATTCCTGATACTATTCAGGGATACCATGTTGTTCTTGGATAGAAGAGGAGGTGTATAAATGAGTTTTGCAATAAATTTCGGATCAAATTCCGGAAATGGATTAAGATGCTCTATTATATTTGATGTAAACGGAAATTATGGATATAACGTACCAGCTAATAACGAATATTTAGTATTTATCACTAATAGTACATATTGGAATGGACGAATCGCATTTCCGAATGGCACTAAAAAAGCTCAAGTATTTAGTTGCGCCTCTTTTAATCGTGAAATAACCCTTCCTGAAAGTGTAACAAACTGTTCACATTTATTATATAATTGCCAGCAGTTTAATAAACCAGTGAAAATACCGCAAAATGTATATAGTATTTCAAATGCGTTTTATAATTGCGGAAAATTAAATAGTGAAATAAACTTTTTAGGTCCAATAGAAAACGCAGAACGTGCATTTTGGCGTTGCAGTTCTTTTAATAATGAAATATTATTTAGAGCAAATATATCTACTGAAAATAACGTTTCATTTTTGAGAATACTTGACCAATGTACGCAATTTAATCAAAATTTTATTTTTCCAGAGTATATTTCTTCTAATGCTAGTGTTCAGTTAGAGGGTATGTTTGGCGGATGTAGGAATTTTAATCGTAGCGTTATTTTTCCAAAGCATTTATCTGCTAATAATACAATAACATTTCAGTCAATGTTTGATAGTTGCACAAATTTTAATCAGAATTTAATTTTTCCAGAGTATATGCATGCATCAAGATTGACTTTGTCCTTAATTTTTAGCGAATGCTCAAATTTAAATCAAAATATACGCTTTCCAGAAATAGATAATGTTGATGGATATTCGATATGGGGCGCTTTTAGGAATTGCACGAATTTTAATCAAAATATAAAAATTCCTGATTCAGTAACGAATGTTTTTTCGTTATTTTCAAGCTGCACTAATTTAAATCAAAATATTGAAATACCTAAGAATGTTAATTCGATAAGTTCTATGTTTTTAGATTGCAGTAATTTTAATCAAAATACGTATATACATGATAATATTGATTCTGTTTATGCTGCATTTTGCGGTACTAGCATTTCAGAAGAACCATATTATGAAAACGCTAAAAAAATTATAAATGCAGCTCGCGTATATAAAAATTGTAAATACTGTAATTTTAAAAGCGTTTTACTAAATAGCACTTCTGTTAATGATTATTCTTTTATGTATGCTAATTGCGATAATTTTAATATTAATATAGAGCTACCTAATCATGGAAATCTTGTCGGTATTTTTTCTGGTTGTAAGAATTTTAATCAAAATGTTTTTATTCCTTCAACCGCAAGTACAGCGTATTTATTTGAAAACTGTATAAGTTTAAATTATAATATTCAAATTCCTAGTGCGACTAGCGACTCCCATTCGATGTTTGACGGGTGTTCTAGTTTAAACCAGCCAATTAGTATACCAAATGGAATAGTTGATGCAGATTATATGTTTAGAAATTGCAGTGTTCTAAACCAGCCGTTTGTTGTTAATGCTTCAAGTGTTACCGGTATGTTTAGTGGTTGTTCGAATTTAAATAGCTCAATAATATTTAACAAAGAAGTTGTTGATGATTTTATGCTTGTATTTTCAGGGTGCACGTCATTTGATCAGCCTATCAATATTCCTAGTGTGGTAAATGCGACGTGGGGGTATCATGGTTTATTTAATTCGTGTATATCTTTTAACCAGCCTGTAGTTTTTCCACAAACACATCTGCAAAATGTAAGCTTTCAAAATACTTTTTTAAATTGCCAGTCGTTTAACCAAAATTTTGTTTTTCCAAATGATTATTGCTTAACTTTAAATTATATATTTGAAAATTGTTACTCATTTAACCAAAACATTCAATTACCAGATTTTGTAAATACCTCTTACGGTCGTAATAGTTATAGAATGTTCTATGGATGCCATAGTTTAGATCAAAATATTCATCTTCCAAATAATGCTGTAAATTTATGTTCCATGTTCTCGCATTGCTATAATCTGAATCAGAATATTCAAATCCCAGTTTATGCAAATGATATGCAATGGATGTTCTCGAATTGTTATAATCTAAATCAGAATATTAAACTTCCTGATACTGGGCAAAAATATTCAATATATGGTATGTTCGCAAACTGCATAGCATTAAATCAGAATATACGTATTCCAAGTAATGTGAGAAATATAGCAGCAGCATTTGATGGGTGCTCAAATTTAGATCAAGATATTCTGTTTGAATGTAATTGTACAGACTTTACTAGATTATTTCAGAATTGTTCAAGTTTAAACAAACCAATATCATTTTTAAATATTCCAAAAAGTACAGCATCTTCACAGGCAATATATGTTAGCACATTTGCCAATTGCATTAATCTTAATTCACCAATAAGTTTTATGACCAACAATATAAACGCATATCACGCGTCACAATATATGTATGTTTTCAAAGGATGCACAAAATTAAATGTACCTATTAAATTTGAGGTACATAAACCTACTTATAGTGCCTTTAATTTTGATCATGCATTATCTGACTGTACAAATTTTAATTCGCAAGTAATCTTTAACTTTTTTAATCAATCAGTATCAAATACTAATGGCACCGTTTGGGCTCCTTATATGTTCGAAAACTGTGTAAATTTAAATCAAAATATAGTATTCCCAAATGCTAAGAACTACTCGTTTGCTGGTACATTTAAAAATTGTAAAGCTTTAAATCAGAATATTTATTTACCGTCAGGTATTAATGATGCAAGAGAAATGTTTTTTGGGTGTTCAAATTTATGCCAAAATATTTTTATTTCTGACTATTGCGGTAATTTTGGAGATCACATGTTTTTTGGATGCACTAACATGACGGATATAACATTGCCTAATAATTCATCATCTGCTGTGAATAGTAATTTTTATAATTACTTTATTTCTCATGATCCAAATAAAATATTAAATATTTATTCGAAAAATTCGCAAATGTTAGATGCTATTAAGAACGCTAGTAATGCTATTGCATATCCAAACAATAGCTTAATGGGCGAAATAGTATATTATGAAGAAAAATTCGATAATTCTTTAACTCCAAATTTACTTAACATCAGATGGTTTAATGCAAAATACAATATATATTTGTATCGTATTTACAGATTGTAAAAAGAAAGGAAGCCCGCATGAAGAAAAATAGAATCGATATTATCATTCCTGCGTATAAGGCGCAGGGAACTTTATTACGTACTTTATCCTCAATCGCGGCGCAGTCGATTTTAGATGATCTTGATGTTACGATCGTTAACGACTGCTGCCCGAACGGGGATTATCAGGCATTGGTAAAAATGTTTAAACCATACATGAGTATTAAAGAAATTAAGCTTGAAGAAAATGGAGGTCCAGGTGTCGCTAGGCAGTACGGTATTGATAACACAGAGGATGAGTTCTTTACTTGTATTGATGCCGATGATACGTTTGCCGGAGCTTTGGCACTAGAAACGCTGCGAGAGGGCATTAAGGCTGATCCAAGCATTAAATGCTGCTCCGCAGTGTTTATGCAACTTGGAGAAAATCTTCAGCAGATGCTTCCACATGGAAATGATATGGTTTGGATGTTCGGAAAAATTTATCGCAGAGAGTTTATCGACCGTTATAAAATCCATTTCAATGAAACTCGTGCAAACGAAGATACCGGATTCAATACATGGGTAAAGCTTCTTTGCGATAATCCTGGAGAACAAGTACGCTACATCACCGACGTTGTGTACTACTGGCATAATAAAGAAAACAGTATTACTAGAATCAACGACGGTCAGTATGCTTACGACCAATGCTTATGCGGCTGGACAGACAACATGATTTACGCTATTGAAAACGTCAGGCGGCAGAAACCATTCTCTGGTGCTGCCACACAATGGACCGTGTCATGTATGCTCCAGCTTTATTATTACTATATTGAGACACTTGCTAGACAGCCTGTATTCGCTAAACAAAACTGGGAATACGTCAAAAAGTTCTATCACAAGTGTTATAAACGCATAGAGAATGATATTTCTGAGCAAGTACTTTCAGAAATGTTCTCGATGATCTCTACTGATAAATGGGGATCTGGCTCTATGCTTGGTATTATTCCTGCAATGGGCATTAAAGAATTCTTTGACCAAATTCATGATGATGAATACGATGAAGATCATATTTATGATATTTGGGAAGATATGGAGAATGATCCGGTTTCTGCTCAGTTGATTAAGAATAACGAAGAATGTGGTGTATGTAAGACTGGATACACCAAAAGACCTTATAAGGAGTAGAAAATGGCTTACGAAAAACAAACATGGGCAACAGGTGATGTAATCACAGAAGAGAAACTCAATCATATTGAAGACGGAATCGCAAATGCTGGAGGTTCATTAGTCCTTACTGAAGATGAAAATGGAACTTTAAATCATACATGGGAAGAAATTCAAAACGCTTTAATGAGTGGAAAGCTAGTTGGTATGGCTGCCAACATAGAGGTAAACACCGGCATATTCGTGACAAGACTTACTATTGTGAATTCAGTAGGAATGTACAGCGATTCTAACGAATATATTGTCACTGTTGGAGAACAAGATTATATGGCCAATTCACCAACTGGCTATCCTGCGAAATCGTTCGGTTAGAAAAGACTTTAAGTAAATAAGGTAATGAGGTTGGGCCTACATATAAGAGATTTTTCTCGGATGGGATCATGGCAAAGCATTTTTAGGTCTACTTTTTATAGTGACAATAATGCGTATAGCATGCTTATATTTGCCTGATAAAACTGTAAAACCTTGCTGATCTGGTTATTCCACATATCCGGAAAATAGTGCACACAGCGAATTCCTCATTTTTTATTCTAATTACGACTCATTTATCTCAAATTACTGTCGAAGCGATTCCTTACGTTGAGACAGCTAATACTTATGGCACTACCGTTACAATCGGATAGTGAAAAATCAAAATAGAGGAGGATTTATATGGCAAACAGCACGATTACAGGTAAGAGTTTTAGCGAAATGCTTAATGAAGCTACTTCATTAGATATGCGTGACAAATTCAAAGGCCTGATTTATGAATTTACAGATGACGTCCATGCAATGGCGCAGATCGTTTACTTCTATGAAGAAGACGGAAACACATTCTTATTCAAAGACGCTGAGTTTAAGAAACCGGTTACTGATAACGAATTCTTAGCAATGTACTTAGATGAAGTAGTTCCTGTTACTTTAGGTAACGGCACATCGATGACGAAATATGAAGATCTGAAAACAGAAACTCTTCAATTTTTAGAGTATAATGATACATCTTTGACTAAGAGATTCTATGAAGTAGGTAATCATTTCTCAGGTGAAGCATATCAGGATCTTATGGGCTTTGTTCCTGGAGATAGCAAATCAGATTCCGGCGACAGCGCAGTAGTAGGTACAGCTGTTGTAGGTACAGCTGTTGTTGCACCTAGTGAATCATCCGATGATGAATAGGAACATTAATTGCTTACACCTAATATCGTAAATAATAAATAATTTAAAAAAGAAAGGAGTCGTTACTATGAAATTTGATGTAACATCATTTTTATATTTTGGCATGGCTGTAACGCTTCTTATGGCTGGTAATACAGCTTCAGGAGTAATGAAAGCTCGTAAAGACGGCTCTTATAATAAACAAGAGCTGATTGATGGCATATGCAGTTACGCTCTTTGGCTGGTTTCAATTCTTTGTCTTATTGCTGCATCACAGATATTTGGTGGAGAATTTGAAATCACGATCGGAGAAACAACTTACACATTAGCTCAGGCAGTAGACATCACAAAACGTGGTGTCTATTTAGTTTGGGCAGCTAAGTTGATTCAGAATGTATATGAATATGCAGGAATTAAACGTCAAGTTGATCTTGATAAAATTGTCGAAAATGCCAATAAAATACCAACAGTACAGGAAGCCATTATCGATCTAGAAGGGCAGGGTTAAATCTATGGTAGATCTCACATTAGATAAGATCAAATACGGTGGAGAATACCATTACTACTTCTGGGATCCAGCATTTAATCCAGTAGCAACTATAGAAGATTGTTTACCGGATTGCACTACATTTGTAATTGGCGATTGTGGTGTTACAGGAACTCCTAGACCGGTTTCAAAAGTTGTTGGCGCTTCGCATTGGCATGAACATTTAACAAATGACTGGAACTTAATTCCATTTGATCTTTCTAAACTTAAGGTTGGCGATGTAATTGAATGGACCGCAGTTCCACATGTAGGTCGAGTTTTCAAAATAGTGGACGGAACTCCTTGGATTAGGGGTTCTTTTTATACTGGAGAAAACGGCGTATCTACTTTATCCGATGGATCGTATGACACTAGGTCTCGTTTTACTTCTCTTCAGCAGGTATCTGAGTATTTCGAGAAGAATTATCCTTCAAGAATGTATCATGAATGGCCTTTAGACAAAATGAATAGAAAAGTTGGTGCACAGCCTGCTTATATTTTGTCTATGCCAAATAAGATTCCATCAGTTGAGAGAAATGAAACAGTTGACCAGATCAGAACGACAGATACAAGTCTTAGAATTCGTACAAGTCCTTCATTATCTGGAACGATTGTGGGTCATGTAGATACTGGATATTATAATGTCTACGCTATTGAGAATACTTCTGAAGCAGATAAAAAGTATTACAAAGAGCAAAGAGGCGAAGATATTAAATACTGGTACGAGATTTCTAAAGATAGATGGTGCTCTGATATCACTACAGATTTCCTCCCGAAGAAGACTGATACTGATATTTCTAAAGCACTACAAACAATTACAGATGCTGTCACGAATTTAAAGAACGAACGTGATAGTTACAAAGAAGGCATGCAGCAGATTGCTGAAATTGTCAAGAAATTTATATAGAAGGAAGAAGATTAAACCATGGAAAATATTACATTAGGCAATATTAGCGATGCTGCAAAATTCATCATTGCTTTAGTAGGCTCCTTAGCTACGATTTACTACTCTGTAAAGAAAGCAGTAAACAAGGCTTTGGAGCCTTTAAACAAACGAATCGACGAAGTTGAAATGCAGGGAATTAAGAACTTCTTGGTTCAGGAATTATCTGAAATTAAACGAACTGGGCAGCCTCTTGACGAGATCAGTAAGAAACGTTTCTTTGAAGAATACGATCTTTATATTGGCAAGAAGCAGAACAGTTATATTAAGCATGAAGTCAAAGACCTTCAAGATAAAGGTCTTCTTTGATTAATTTGGAGGAAAAATTAATGGCTTACACATGGACTACAGGTGAAACAATCACCGCTGAAAAACTTAATAATACAGGTGGTGGAGTTCTTATTGTAAATTGTAATTATGATGAAAGCGCATCAAAAAGCACCTTAGATAAAACGTGGAAAGAAATTCATGATGCATACATAAACGGTGCGAAAGTTTTATTATTTTCCGCTGATCTTAATTCTGGCAGCGAAACTTACAGTAGTTTGATTCAGATCACTAATGATGACGGATCTGTAAAACCATTTGTTGTTATGTTTGGCAATGGTAATACATATAACACAGCGACAGAAGACGGATATCCAGACGATGGTAGTGGCGATATTCACTAATTAATAAAGGAGAATATTATGTACACAAAACAAACATGGAATACAGGAGATGTAATCACCGAAGAAAAACTTAATCACATTGAGGATGGCATCTCCAATGCAGGTGGAGTTCTTATTGTAAATGAAAATTATAATGAAGATATCGGTTCTACCTTAGACAAAACATATAAAGAAATCCGCAATGCTTATGATAGTGGCACTATCGTAATGATACGTCGTGTTGAATCCCAATGTTTTGTAACTGGGTTTGTTGCGTCAAAAAATGGTAATGGCTTTATCATCAATGCACACATAATTGGCAACACTAATGTAATCAGTTATTCTACAAGCTTTGAGGATGGATATCCAGAACTCACTATTGCTGACGATGGCGGTGGCGGCGTTATGTAAGAAAGGACACCTATAAATGTACGAAAAGCAGACATGGAACACAGGTGATGTAATTACTGAAGAGAAACTTAATCATATTGAAGATGGTGTTTCTACAGGTGGTGGAATCTACTCTGTTGAGAATGTAACATATTTCGATGGGGAAGTGACGACAGCTGACGGCGGAGGGTTCAATGACGGAACTTTTACTACAACAAAACAACTGCCAGAAAGCGATTTAAAAGTTATTTTTAACGGAAAAGAATACTTGTTGCCATATCATGATGATGGCATGATGGTTTTCTATGGCGAAGGTGGAGATGACGGCCCATCTTTTGAGAACTACCCATTAAATATCTCTCTAGATATAAATGGATATTCGCTCTTTACATCGGAAGCCGGAACGCATTCGTTGACGATTAAAGATGAAGATCTGCAAATAAACAGCGAGTTTAAAGAAAAGATTAATAGCGTAATTATCCCTGTTAATATAAGAAATGATGTAGTATTCAAGATCAACAATGACACGGCTGATTTTATAGAAGTTAGTGAAGATTTGAATGATGTTATCGCAAATAATTGGGTATATGTTAATGATTTTGATTTGAATTTATTGCTTTGTGTAAAAGGAAAAATTAAAACGGTATTACCTGCGGACGAAGCATCCGTTCCGAGTGGCAAACAATATTTGGCAAATGATTGTCAAGGCTTTTTTGTCTATTATGTAGTACCTCAGCTCGAAGCGGCACCGACTTTTAAACCAGCTGTCATTGTAAAAGAAGGAACTGCAACTTTTAGAAATAAATTAGATTAATATAAAGCTCCTTCACTTAGCTGAGGGAGCTGTCTTTTATGGTGTGCTGGTATGTTGCGGCTATCCTTTCTTTGCGGGCAAGTTATTTCTTTTGATTCTTACCATATAACATGAATGCTCATTTCTTGGCGTTTGGCACATTCATGTAATCTCCTTTCTATATGACTAAATCTTACCAGCACACCACAAAGGACTTAGTTTCGCAAAGACTATAAAAATCAAAATGGAGGAAAAACTAATGGCTTACGAAAAACAGACTTGGAACACAGGTGATTTAATCACTGAAGAAAAGTTGAACCACATGGAGGATGGAATTGCCACAGGTGGGGGAATCTACTCTGTTAATGAAATGTATTTATTTGATGGAGAAGTAACGACAATTGAAGATGGGGGGGTTTTTCCGTCAGCAATAATTACTTTGCAAGGTGACCTTCCTAAATCAGATATTTCTGTAACTTTCAACGGAGAGAATTACACATTGCCTTACGTACATAGCGAAGAAGATGGCGAATATTGGGGCGAAGTTGGAGAAACAGATCCAAGTTTCACAAATTTTCCAGTTTATATTGACATTCTCTTTGGTGCTACCAACGTTATGACCGCCGAAACTGGGACATATTCGCTGAAAATTAATGAAAAAGTTCAAAAATTTGAAGTAAATGATAGTTTTACTTCTGCATTAGGCTTAATTGTTGAAGTTGATAAGAACCCAATTGCGAATGCGTACACTTTGAATAAAAAATATAGCGAAATCTATTCTGCTGTTTTAAAAGGTCAAAATGTAATTTTTATTGGTGCCACAAATAGCACTGCACAAGGGACGGTATATTTATTAGCAAAATGCTTGGAGGATAGAATACACTTATTGGAAGCACAGTACAATGCCACTTTTGATACTTTTAATGTGTTAAATTTCGGATTCACAAACGAAGACGGATATCCAACCACGGGTGGCGTCAATTAATAAATAAGCAGTTGAATCTAAAGCTCCTTCACTTAGCTGATGGAGCTGTCTTTTATTTTTCCAGTTCTCTTATGAGGAGGAACTTAATTATGAAAAATAAAGGAATGCCTAAAATAATTGAGAAAAGTAATAGAATTAGAGTTTTAAAGAACATTAAAGAAGAGTTCTTAAAATACTGTCCAATTTATACAAATGATATCGGCATAATAGATTTTATTTGTAGTAATGCATATGGAATAAGAACTAAACGAATAAAAGCTTTAGAATCTTCTTATTCTCAATTAAAAATGGAATATGATAAATATCGTAATAAAGTTGAATCTAATTTAAAAGGATCTTAACAGGTCCTTTTATTTTTGCCGTGGTTCGTACATTGTTCATACAGTGATTCAATAAAATGCTTTATTTATTATGGTTTTTACGATACGAATTAATCCCGTACTGATCACCATTTAACTAATAATTATGCGAAAACATGCATAATTACTGATATTTTGACGGGGTAGGATGCGGTTAAAAGCCATTAATCTTGCCCCGTTTGTACATTATTCATACACTCTTAATTTTGCAAATTTCAGAGTATAACCAGTCAAACGATCTTTCAGTATAGACTTTCTCAGTCAAATCCTTGATTTTATGTCCTACAATACGCTTAATTGCATACTCATTAAGTTGATATTTCTTAGCAGTAGTAACAAAGAACTTCCTCGGATCATGACACTTATGCTCAGGATTCAGCTGATATTTTTCAATAATTTCCTTAAATGACGTTCTGTAGCTTTCTATCCGTACTTTTTCACTGTGGGAATCACAAAATAGAAATCCAAAATTTTTCCCGGATGAAAATTTCATAAAATGTTTCACAAATTCCAAAATACAAGGATGAATAGGTATCTGTCTGTTTCTTCCAGCTTCTGATTTAGATCCTGTCACGATCTTATTCTCGTCAAGAAAGATATTCTCAGCTTTTAGATTAACTAATTCACCAGGTCTCAAACCGGTATAACACTGAATCAGCATCATCTTTACCGGATCCTCATCTGAATGACTCCATAAGACTGATATTTCATCATCTGTGAAAGAGATATGATGTGATCCTTCTTCAATCTTGGTGTTCGACCGGATTTCTCTGGCGTAGTTCTTTTCAACTATCTCGTTTTCAATAGCATAGTCAAATACCAAATTCAGCAAAGTTTTAACATCCTTAGGTCCTCTTACCAGATACGAGAATTTGTCCATTTGAGCACGGATAATTCTAGGCTTTATTTCACGCATAGGCATACCATGTAGATCAGATAAGTTCTTGAATGTTGATTTCAGCAGTCTGAGTCTTCCTTCAGATACTGTATCGGCTTTAAGTTTGATCCATTCCTCGAACAGTTCGGAAAATGTTGTGTCCTGACTTACATCATATGGATTTTTATGATGCTCCATCAGAGCGTAATAAGCTTCGTTGTAGGTCTCAAAGTATCCTTGAGGCTTGAGTATCTTACAGATCGGTCTTCCTTCTGCTGATATTCCTACAGTGGTCATTACTCGATATGGTTTTCTAAGATTCCCTCGGATCTTAGTGATCTGTCCGAAGCCGTTTGGCAGCTTCATATGGCGTTTGGCTCTTGTCATGTAATATATTCTCCTTTCTCTTATGACAATGTACGAACCGATTACATCATACCACATCGTAACCTTCGTGCGAATTACAGAGTGTATTATGAAAGAGAGGAAATATTTATGACAGTAAAAGAGCTTAAAGAAAAATTAGAATTACTTAATCCTGATATGGAAGTTTGTATTGATGGACTAGCTGGCGACGGAGATGATTGGAGTTATGTAGAGGGTCCAATAACTCATGTTCACGAGCATTATAATGAAAGAACTGATACAACTGTGCTTTATATCGGATATAATTCTAATGAAGAGTCTAAATAAGACTCTTTTATTTTTCTCTGACTCTTATGAGGAGGAAATTCAAAATGAAAGTATATTGTGTTTTAAAAGAAGAATCTAATAGAGGAGAATATGAGGATCATGAGCATAATACATATTTGTTATGTGTTGCTGGATCATCGGAAAAAGCTAAAGAATACATCGCAAATTATGACATTGAGAAATCTGGACTAGATCATGGTTATTTCGATAACATTAAAGTTTTAATCGATAATAATTATGAAAACAAAAGAAAAATTATATGTCACGAAGATAAAGATGGCTATGTATTCACACGATATTCTGATGAAGAAATAAATGAGAGTATTAAAACATTATTAAATAATGAGTACATGCTTGATGATTCAATTTTCTATGGATCTGATATTTGGGATGTAATATTATACATTGAAGAATTCGAACTTATATAAAGAGCTTTAACAGGCTCTTTTATTTTTCTCTTACTTTTATGAGGAGGTAAACAAAATGTGCAAATATTGTGAAAAGAAAAAAGAAATAGGTGCAAGAGATGAATATTATCACGCCGATGAAGAAATCGATATTGGTTCGATCGGATCATTGATATTCCGCATTATCCAATTTGGAAACGAGGAATGGGATCCTAGTATTGATACTAGTGTTGAATTCTACGATAGCAAAGAAGATCATTACACACTTATATTTCAAAAACAATTGGGAATTAATTATTGCCCATTTTGCGGAAGAAAACTGAGTGAAGAGTCTGAATAAGGCTCTTTTATTTTTCTCTTACTTTTATGAGGAGGAAAAAGATATGAAAATTTATGTTGTAGTAGAAGACTATCCGTCTGATTATAGTGATGATTACGGTGCTTCGGATGCTATCATTGCGTTTAAAACAAAAGAAAAAGCAGAAGAATACATTGATCATATTAATAACAATGGGATAGTTAAACTATTGCATATTAATGAAGTACTTTTAGAGGATTAAAAGAAGGGTCTAAATAAGACTCTTTTATTTTTCTCTGACTCTTATGAGGAGGAAATATGACAAAAGAACAAAAAGAAATAATTAAAGCAGTATCCACAATTTTCTTTCAGGAAGGCTTTGACAGAAATGGTAATGGGGAAAATCTTGATTATTGGAAATCAGAAACTGGTAGAGTCTCGTTATTTGGTCCAAATTCAGATGGAAGTTATAGGTATATGTTGAATACTGAAAAGATAAAAAATCAGTATTATTTACGGCTTTCATCTGCGTTTGAATTAGACGACTACGATGATGAAAATTATTTTCAAGAATTACTATTAATCCCAATAAATCATAAACGTCTTTGCTGGGAGGAATTTACGAAATGCGTATCAATTATTGAATTTACTTTATACGGTGATATTTTCTGAAAAGAGCTGTAACAAGCTCTTTTATTTTTCTCATTCTCTTATGAGGAGGAATTTATTATGAAAAAACTTAATAAGTATTTTGAGAATCACGATGATTATGGGTATAGCTCACGGGACGATGGAACTGAGGTTTACGATCATGATGTCGCCGATTTTGTTGTGAAACATTTGAAGCCACTTGATAGACTCAATCCATATCGTGTTGCAATAGCCACAATATATGCGCATCCGATGCTTATGGGTGACTTTGAGATTCCGAAAAAGAAAAACTGGACATTTGACGAATATTTCAAAACTCATGGATTTGGGTATTGGGATAAGAAGGACTAATGTCCTCTTTTATTTTTCTAGTTCTTTAATGAAGGAGGAAATGCAAAATGGGTTTTACTATAGTATTTCAAAATGAAATCACAGATGAAAAGGTTACAGTTGATTCTGATGATTTAGAGACTTTTGAAAGATTATGGGATGACAAAGATTGGCATCTCGTCAAAAACAGCATGGAGCCTAAATAAGGCTCTTTTATTTTTCTCTTTCTTTTATGAAAGGAGAAAATCGAAATGGAAATTATAGATAATAAAGATTTTTATATTCTTTTTACGCAATCAGATAGAGAGATAAAATATTTTAATTATTTATGTAAAAAAGATTATCGTGATAATTGGCTATTTACTTATGCACAAATTGAATATTATCCAGCTTTTATGCATAATAATCAAATGTATAGAATGCTTGTTGTAGCGAAACGTGATTTAAAAAAACTAAAAGAGTATAAGAAAACTTTAATAGAAAGTTATATTAATCACATTTTGTATTTTCAGAATTTAAAAGAAGCCGAATTTTAGACTTCTTTTATTTTTCCAGGTCTTTAATGGAAAGGAGATTTTTATGCTTACACATAGAGAAAAAACCGTTAATAATATATTTAATGATTTGGCTGAACCAATTATCGATTTTAATCCGGATTTCGTATATCCTGCCTTGACGGATGCATACGATGAAGGAAATAAACACGGAATATTTATTGGTACGCTATTTACTACAGCTATATATTTTATCGGTCGTAAACTTGTAAGAAATAAAAATAAAAAGTCCAAAGAGTCTGAATAAGGCTCTTTTATTTTTCTGGTTCTCTTATGAGGAGGAATTCAATTATGAATAAAATGTCACTTGATTTACTGAAGCAAGCAGAGAAAGAGATTAATGGAAAGCTTATAAAGAAAAAGCCCAATCTTGAAGAACTATTTTGGGCTGATAAAATAAAGCAATCAGATCCGCACATAAAAAATGTTTCGGTGAAGATCGAGTATGACTATGAGGATTAATTTCCTCTTTTATTTTTCTTCGTCTATTATGAGGAGGAATTCAAATGGAACACGAATTATATTTTGAAGTGCACTATGAGATAAGAAACTTTAAGAAATCGTTCGCTAGGTTTATTCCTGGTTTAGAAAAGCTTATGAAAGAAGAGCTAATGCAGACGCATAATGTTTATGCAAAGTTATGTAACTCTGATGAAGGATATGAAAAGCTTAACAAAGAATGGAACGAACTTCACCCGAATTATTTCGAAGAAAATAAGGGTAAAGATTGGACAGAACTTGTTGAGTATAATGACTTCATAAGAGAAGCTTGCACAAAACAGTTCATTAATTGGATCAATAAGCAAATGAAAAGGAATATTATGACCTACAGATTAGGCGATGAGCTACAGCTTATAGGGTGCTTAAAAATCGATCCGAAAGTCGAGATTGAGTTCTGGATGAAAGAAGCTAAGATTTAAGCTTCTTTTATTTTTCTATGGCTCTTATGAGGAGGAAATTCAAAATGAATGACACTGTGTATTTAGTATTAGATGAAACGGATGTTGATTACGGAGATTATGATGAAAAATACTGTTTAGTGATAAAAGTGTTTAAAACTAGAAAAAGCGCAATTGATTTTATTAAAGAAATTGATATCAAAAAGTTTTTAATAGAATCAGATGGTTTTTTAGAAGACGAATGCGAAATATCTGAAGATAAAACAGTATTTTTTAACGGAGTGATAAGACGATCAATAAAATGTTGTATCAAATATTCACTTACAGGGGTTGTTGAAGAACATGAATTATATGTTGTTGAAGAGCCTTTGCTTGACTAAAGAGTCTGAATAAGGCTCTTTTATTTTTCTGTTTGAGCAAAGTGAAAACTGTATTTCGCAGAAATAACTTATTCTCTTATGAGGAGGAATTACGTTATGAAATATAATTTATTTGAAATTATCGGGATTTATGTAGTTGTCAAAAACACTATTGTGTTAGGTTCAACTTTTGTGAAGTCTTATACAAAAGCTAAGCAAGAAATTGAGCTAAAACGTAGGTTTGAAGAACTGAAACAGTCCGCTGAAATGTTGGATAAATTTAATGACGAACTCAAAAGAAGAGACAAAATGGTTTTAGATATGTATCGAGAAGGGTATTCTCGTCAGGAAATACTCGATCACTTTGGCGAAAAATGGATTGGCAAAGAGGATGTCCAACGTATTTGTGACGAAGAAGACAATTCTTGGGACGCTGAAGCTTAGCGTCTCTTTTCTTTTTCCTACTCTTTAATGAAGGAGGAAAAGAGTATGACGAAGAATTTAAATTATGACGGTTTTGAAAACTATTTAATTAAGAAAGGGCCTTTATTCGACGGAGTTCAGTATTTATTCAAATTTGATAATGGATATGGAGCATCTGTAGTAAAACACTTTGGCTCCTATGGATCTGATAAGGATCTTTGGGAGCTAGCTGTTGTAGAATACAGAAATCCTGATATTATTGATGATTTTGATCTTGTATATGATACGGACATCACGGACGATGTAGAGGGCCGGCTAACAGACAACGATGTAGTTAATTTACTGTCAAAAATTAGAGACTTATCATAGTCTCTTTTATTTTTCTGTTTGATCAAAGCGAAACTGTATTTCGCAGAAATAACTTATTCTCTTATGAGGAGGTATTACAGAATGAGTAATATTGAAATAAGAGAGTTTACTATTGGTGGTATTCCGGAGAATTACAATGAAAATAAGATTTCATCGCAGGGAATTCCATATTCAAGGTATATTGCATCTTGGGCAAAGAGCATAGGCGATTTTAGTGGGTGCTATGCTAAAGTTAAGAATCCAAGAGGCCCGCATCATAGAAGTTATTTTGCGGACTGGCTGGATCATTTAGGATTGCCAGAGGAAGAAGTCTATGAAATATACAAGATCGCAACAGATGGAAAATTTGAATTGGAATCCGATGCGGTAAAATTCTACAAATCTTTGGAGACTATCAAATAGTCTCTTTTATTTTTCGTGTTCTATTACGAGGAGAAATAAAAGAGTTGAACTAATTGGGCCTGCCAGGTTTGAATCCTGGTTACGATGACGATCGTACTCCGTATAGAAATCCTATATGTACGGATAAGCTATCAGCGTCGGTTTGAATCCGATCCGAAAAGGGGTTAAGGAGCACTGGCTCTTTTATTTTTCCTGTTCTATTATGAGGAGGAAAATAAAGATGGGTATTTATAGCATTAATCATTTCGAGACTAAAAAGGATGCATTAAGATATTATGCAAAAGGTATGCTCGATTTCTCAGCAAAAGCTCTGGAATGTTTGAACAAGGACGAACCAGACTTTGATGAGTCAAATCGTAATGCCAGATGGGTTGATATTTTTTATAAGCATTATAAAGAAGCCTTGGAACATGAATGGCTATAAAGAGGACTATAAATCCTCTTTTATTTTTCTGTTTGAACAAAGTGAAAACTGTATTTCGCAGAAATAACTCCGTCTTTTATGAAGGAGGACAATATGGAGGTTTTAGATTTATCTAATTTCAGCTGCAAGAAAGATGCTTTATTATACTATGCTGAAGCGATAGAAGATAAAGCCATGGAAGCTTTAACAATACTCGATCAGGAGACTTATTCGACTGATCAGGAGTGTTGTGATGAAGCAGAAACGGCAATAAGAGAGCTAAGCATATATGTACGGCATTTTAATCAGGCATGCAAAGAATTAGATTAAGGACTTACTAAGTCCTTTTCTTTTCGCGAATATTACCATTCCTATTATGAAGGAGGATTCAAAATGAGCAACAAATTACTAGGATTAATTACAATTGGATCGCTGTTTATAGCTTTTAAAGAAAGGCAAAAAGCTAAACATCTCAAAGCTAAGATGATGGAACTTAGCACAGAGATCGATGGGCTTGAATGTCATTTAAAAGACATCGGCATCCTGACAGAGGAATCTGTTGCCAAAGAATCAAACGAAGAGTCTGCATAAGACTCTTTTGTTTTTCGGCTGCTCTTATGAAGGAGGAAATCAAAATGAAGAGAGTTAAAGATTTAATTGAAGCACTACAAGAGTATGATCAAGAACTTCCTATCGCTATTTATAACATTAAAAAGGATGAGATTATACCAATTGCAGAAGTTGGTACTCGCAAAGTAGTAAAAAGAAATGTAGATGGTGAAGAAGTTATATTAGAAAATCATGTAGTAATCAGAGAGTCTATTTAAGACTCTTTTTATTTTTACTTGAATTTATTTCGCGTAATTTTCATCTCCTATTATGAAAAGGAGAGGTTTATATAATGAAAAACACTAAAGAAACTAAAAGAGTCAGACTTGGACAGAAATTGTTAGCTGATTATTACACAGCTCGGGATTTAAGAAAAGAAGGTTTCGATGATGAAACAATTTGCTTAGTTCTGGGCAGAGATCGTAACTATTTAAAGAAAATCATGGCTACTTTTGGTACATGTTAGAGACTTATTAAAGTCTCTTTTTCTTTTGCGTATATAGATATTTATTAAACTGCTTGTCGTTGGCCAATACCCAGGCCACGTTGCCAGTCTTAAGCGGAGGCCATTACCCAATCCTTTCATGATTTGTTTTGTCCTCAATCATTATTCATACCTCTTTCAAAATACATGGTCTTCGCTTAAGACTTATATTTTCAGTATGTAGGTTACCTCTTTTCTTTTTACTATTGGTACATCGGAGGTAAAAGCATATGAATTCGAACAAATTTGTAACAAGTCCTATTATTTTTTGCGAAAAAAGCGTGCCAGTTAAAATCGCAGCAAAAGTCTATAAGAAAGACCAGAACTGGATACGAGCCGGATTGATATCCGGATGGCTGCCAATTGGATTTGCTACAAGGAACGGCGAACGTATTACTAACGTAAGCCAGATGGGATCTAAGAAAGGTAGGATCAATTATTATATTTCACCGAAAAGATTATATGAAGAAACGGGGTATATGTACGATGGGAACAGTAATTAGATCTGAAGTATCAAAGAAAAACCAGTATTATATTTCAAAACATCGTTACTATGAGCTTAAGCATTTCTGTTTGCAATACCCGGAATTCAAGAAGATTTACGAATCGTTATGTGAAAAAATTCCCGGTGGGGTGATTCGTGTAAGTTCTAATAGCCATTTGCAAGACGACGAAAGCTTAGCTGTACGTCAAAGATATTTGGAAAAGATGGACATGATCGAAAAGTGCGCTCTAGCTACAGATCCGGTTATTGGAGTTTATATTTTCAAGGCTGTGACTAAAGGCCTGACTTATTCGTACTTCAGAATGCATGATGGTGTTCCATGTGGAAGAGATATGTTTTATCAGATGTATCGTAAATTCTTTTATATTCTGGATAGGCAGCAAAAGAAGTTCGTATAATTTTCTGACTCTATTATGAGAAGGAGAAAAGAATTATGTTTAGAATTAAAAGACGTGAGGAGATCACTGATATATTTGAGGAAAAGAAACAAAAAGGTTTTACACAAATTAAACCTAGTACGGATATGGATATTGACGAACTTAGGAAATATGTGTTTAACGAAATAAATTCTTGTCACAAAGAAATCATGAAATCTATGTCTGATTAAGAGCCTAACAAGCTCTTTTCTTTTTCTGCCTCTTTTATGAAAAGGAGGTAAAGTTTATGAACGAAAGAAAACTTTATCGTTATGAAGGAGCAGTTACTCAATTTGGGAAAGTTATAGACGATTTGTGGAAGGGAGGTACTCAAGCAGAATCTGAATCCAGAGCAAAGGCTAATCTTATGTTTCAATATAAGAGAAAGCATAAAATGGACAGATCTGCGAAGATAGAACTTCCTGGAAATGTTTATATTCTTGAATAAGAGCCTAACAAGCTCTTTTGTTTTTCAGCTTCTATTACGAGGAGGATTTAACTATGGCTAAGAACATTGAAAGATCTAGAGAAGTAAGACAATGGGTTAAACTTGGTGTTGAGATCGTATCCCTTGGTGCAATGCTTGACTGTACAGTCAACAATGGGCAAGGTATTAAAACAGCTCACACCTGGTTTAAAGATAAGTGGTCTGCTTTGAAAAGAAAATTCAGCAAATAGTTATCACCAATAAAGAAGGATCAAACAGGTCCTCTTTATTTTTTCAACGACTATTATGGAGGTAAATTACTATGGCAGAAGAAAGAAAAACATTATCTGAAAGAGTTGGTGAATTTATTAAGGAACATCCTTGGATGACTTTCTTTACTGTGACGTCTCTCATTGAGGCGCCTGCAGCAATTATTAAGGCAATCAAGTGGGATGGAAAAGAAACACACGTCACTAACTACTACGGATCAAGCGAATCTACTGTGTCAAGTGGTTCAACAAATGAGTCTGAATAAGACTCTTTTGTTTTTCGCGGATATTTCGACCTCTCTTATGAGAAAAAGGAGGGTATGAACAATGAAGAAAATTTTCTCAATTTTAACTGTTTTGTTAGTTTTAGTAAATTTAACTGGATGCCAGTTCGAATCAGTAGAGGCTGATACAGAACCAGCAGAGGAAGAAGTTATTAAAAAGTTTACAAACGAAGATTGTGATGTATTTTATGAAATTGTTGAATCTTTAAAAGATTCTCAAGAAGATTATGAGTACGATGGTATTGATATGAATTACGAAGTTGAATGGCGTAATGGTATGTACAAGGTTGATGTTGTAATTAGCCATAATGACCATAAATTAGAGATGAAATCTCGTGAGTTTACACTCGACGAATGGACTAGTGGGTTCGAAGGCGAGGAAGCTGACGATGTATTTGATTTCTGGTTTGATGGAAATAAGGTTATTTATGAATCAGCTGAAGTTTTAGCAGACCATTACTTCATGAATGAGTAATGATTATTAAGGGTCTTCGGACTCTTTCTTTTTTCTTCTTCTTTTATGGAAAGGAGAGGCTTATATTATGAATAATTTATTAGATATTTTGCACACAGCATTTATTGGTATATGCATTGAGGTGTCATTACTTACGTCAATAGACTTATTAGGACATGACCCAAGCAATGTATTATACATAATTATGTTTGTGGTATCGGTTATTATTACATTGATATTTGTAAAACGATCCAAAATAGAATGGGGTAGCAGGTCTTAGCTACTCTTTTTCTTTTATATTTTCTTTTCGCGTATTTTTCATACTCTATAGTGAGGAGAGTAGAGAAAAATGAAGAAATTTATAGGTTTAGTTTTACTGTTTACGGTTAGTGTTATTAGCATGATCGGTTTAGGAAAGATCGTGGCTTATGATTGGCCGGAAATAGAAGAAGAGTCTATAAAAGCATTAGATTACTTAGACGAAAGGATGGATGACGCCATTGAAGTCATCGAAGAAAAGATGGTTATGGTCTTTGATAAAGACTAACCAGTCTTTTCTTTTTCGCGAATTTTTCTACCTCTATTATGACAAGGAGGGTATGTTAAATGATAATGTTTATTTTTAAATCTTTGATCGTAACAGCTTGCGCTATTGGAGGCTATTGGTTAGCAATGAAAATCAGCGTTGACTATGCAATTAAAGTTTTAACTGAGTACGTTCACATGCTTAACGGTGATGAAGAGTCTGAATAAGACTCTTTTATTTTTCACCGTCTTTTATGGAGGTAATAGATATGTTAAAAATAATTTATTGGGCTATTGCAATTATATCGTATCTTGCTATTTTGGCATTAATGATCTTTGTGGATGGCGTTGATGTTGATGAAATAATCTTTGGCAGCTTTGCAGAAAGCGTAAAAGATAGCATCAAAATAACGAAATTCGGATTGATGTTAATATTCGAAATGGTGTATATGATAATATGCATTTCTTGGCCAGTATCATTGGTTTTAGCAGGAATTCTATACTTGGGTATTAAAAGAGCTGAATAATGCTCTTTTATTCTTCGCGAAAATTTCCGATCCTTTAATGGAGGTATTATTATGGAAAATAATGAATTCGACAAAATGGCTAGGAAAGGTATTGTAAAGCAGTTAGCATACTTGGCTATTGGAAGCTTTGGAGCAACTTGGTTGTTGAACAAAGCATTCAAAGCTGGTAGTGAATACACTGCTGGATCGATCGGGTCAGAGTTGAGTAAATTAGGATTAAGATCATCCGATAAAGAGTCTAAATAAGACTCTTTTTATTTTTTCCTCTCGCGTAATTTTCATGCTCTCTAATGAGAAAGAGAATAAATAATAGGGAGGAAAAATCATGATTAAAACAGTATTCACATTAATTATTTGTTTAATTTTATGGGTTGGTATGAACGGACTTGAAAGGAGTCATTCATAACGACTCTTTTTTTTCTTCAAATTAAATTTAAGGAGGACAAAAATGAAGAATTTAATGAAGATTTTTGGATTGGGAATTTTGTTGCTGCTTGATGCAAAACTTATGGAAAAACTCGGAGCATACAGAGAAGAACCAACTATGGACGATTTCTTTATCGATGACGAAGATGATGATATTCTCGATGATGAATACGCTCCTGGATACGGAGACGCTGTAACAGCCATCAGTAACAGTGATATGTTTTCTTCGCACAAGAAAGAAGCAATTTCTCATCTTCCGATCGGATGTATCTCATCTTTTTATAAGGGTGTTATCTCTGCTGCACATTGCGATATGTTCTCAGCTTATAAACGTGATCTGATTATCGAAATGTCTAAGAGAATTTAAGATTCGCGTAATTTTCAACGCCTATAATGAGGAGGTGGTTTATATTAAATTGAGGTTTACAAAACAGCTAATTCAGGCACGAGCCTTTTATATAGATAAAAGAACAAAAGGAGGTGCCATTGGTTAGCCTGCGGAGCATACCTCTCTATTCTCAAACCGCAGCTAAGGAGAGAGTCTATCATAGGCTCTTCTCCTTTATTTTTTATTAGAAATCGAGGAGCAATAATGAAAGAAGTAATAAGTGAAATGAAAAAAGAAATTCAAGAACAATTAAAATACGACATTGCAAAAGGTAAGATTTGGGGTTTGAGACTTGTTAAAACTCCTATCGAGGCAATCAAGACCAATTGCTATGGATTGATATTTGAAGAATCAAGAGAAATAGTTGGTTTTGATGAAGAAAAGTTCTATTTAAAAACTAGGTATAGAGAACCGACTTACCTTCCTGGTACGTTTGATGGTAAGAATTATGCTGTACCAGACTATTCACTTCCCACTGATATTTATAGTGATGTAGAAGCTTATTATTCTGCATTTAATTACTATGACGGAGATATTCTTAGAGCAGTCTGTAAAATACCGGCAGCTGTAAATCCTAAGGATTCTATTAAGATAACCGAATACGAGGTTATAAGGAGTTATTGATCATGGATGCTATTCATTTAATTATATTTTTCTCTGTTGCAATTGGACTAATTGTAGGAATTATTGGAGCAAATATTCTGACATATAGGAATATTGACGCCATTCTTGGTATTAGCACTGCAGATCCAGAGAAAGATCAATACAATTTTGTTGTTTTATGTCCGTTGGATGAATTACACAAAAAACGGTATTTGATCGTACAGGTTAAGGAAACAAAGTAATTCGCGAAAATTCCAGACCCTATAATGAGAAAGGTATGGTAAATTTATGATTTATATTTTAGTAGCATTAATTGCCGGTATCGGTATCGGAACAATAATTGGAGCTTATTTTCACGAATACATTATTCACGAAGAAGAATATTATGTAGTCGAGGAGGATTAAACTCCTTTTATTTTTTTTCTTTGCAAAGGAGAGTAGAATGCAATCTTATTATTTAGCGATTCGTCATGGTGATATTTCTGCGGTATACAACAAAGGAGAGTTTGTTAACGCATATGTAACTAAATGCGGTGAATCTAAAGAGTATAAAAACGAGGACGACTTTTTAGATTATTTGGACTATTTAGGAATCACTATCAATGATGTAAAGGAGGGTACAGGTATGAAAGAAAATTACATCTACACTAGCAGTAACTATGACGATTTTGTTTTCAGAACAGCCAACAGAGACGTTGATATTCAGCACATCAATAAGATTGCTGAGAATATGAAAGTCAATGGATGGCAGGGTGCTCCTATCGAAGTTTCTTTGACTGACGATAAGAAATTTCAGATCGAGGATGGTCAGCATCGTTTTATGGCTTGCAAAAAGTCAAATACTCCGGTCAAATTTATGGTCGTTAAAAAGATGTCCATCTATGATGTGGCAACTAAGAACTCCATGAAGAAAGGCTGGAAGGGATCCGATTACATTAAGGCATACTCTGAGGACGGCAATTTCAACTACAAGCGTTTGAAGAATTTACAGGACGAATTTCCGAAAGTAAGCTTGTCTGATATTCTGGACGTTGTAGTTGGTAAACACACTCAGAATAACCTTAAGAAAGGTTACATCCATATTAACGATGAGCAGTATTACAAGGCCAGAGAGGTCTTAAAATCTCTCACAATCATGAACGAATCTTTGAAGTTGATTGGCATAAAAACTATGTCAAGCTATAAGAAGATTCTGGTTGATCTCTTATTGAATGATGTTATTGATCCTCAGAGAATGATTGATAAGCTTGATAAACATGGTAGGATGCTTCTTCCACCATCAGCTACAAAAGATCAAGCCATTCAGTATCTTGAGGCATTGTATAACTATCACCAGAGAGATAAAACCACAGTCATGTTCAGAGAACAGTTAAAGGGTAGGCGCAAATAAGCGTCTACTCTTTTTCTTTTCGGTAAACAGGTTACAGTTTTTAAAGATATTTTAATAAAGTAAAAAATATAAGGAGAGCAGAAAATGACAGTCGGTGAACTGATTGCAAAGCTTGAAAAGCTTGATAAAAATCTTCCAGTTGTAGTGTACGCTGGAGAACTTGCATGTGATGAAATTATTGGAGAGTATGGGCTTAAAATAGCAAACTCTGTGCATCTTGATTGCAATGATTTAGGAACTAAATATGTTCTTATAGAAGAATAAATGAAAACCATAGCGATAATCGATATGCCTAAAAGATGTATTGATTGTAAGTATTTTGACTATTCACATTATTGCCAATTAAATGGGCATGAAATGACTTTAAATGAGTTTGATGATATTTCAACGGTAAAAAGGCCAAAATGGTGCCCGTTAAAACCAATACCAAAAAGAGAAAAAGCAAATAAAGGAACCTCTGGTGAGTTTAAAACAATAGACGAGAAATAGAATGAAAGCAACAGGAATAAAAAATAGACTATCGTTAAAACACTTAATCGAAACATTAAGAATGGAACACGAAATTGAGATAAGAAATGAAGACAATTATAGATTATTTAATTGTCCAAGTAATTCACAAGCATTAGAGCCTTATTTGAATAGAGAAGTTATTGAATGGTTTGCATATGGAAGTTGCAAAATAGTTGTTTCAATAGGAGAAAAAGAATGAAAGAAGCATTAGAGGTAATAGGAGCAGTTGTAGTTACAATATTCATACTAGGTATACCAATATTGTCATTTGCGTCATTCGTATATGATTGGCCTGGTTTTATTAAATTGTATCTTATTGGATTTTCGGCGGTTGATTTTTTATTCGTATTAAATAAGTTAATTGGAGAAACGGAATGACAAAAAACTTAAATGAATATACCATTGAAGAATTTCGTGAAATGGAATTGTTTGGTAGAGATTGTTTATTTAATAACGTTGTGATTGTACCTATGGACGAACTGCACTATAGCGGTTATAGATGTATGAAATTTATCTTGTGCCATCATGGAGATATAGTTGGTGCTGTTGGCGGATGGTGTGATGTTGTGCATCCGAATGGCATGGGCAATCATGGTCCATCCTATGATTGGTCTGTAACTCCAAATATAGGCCTTTCGATTGATTGTTTAGTAGGAAGTGGATGTGTTCGTTTAATGATGAACGGATTTTATAAGTGCTCTGATTTTATCGGATCTGATTTTATTTTTTATAAGGTAGGAGAAACAGAATGAATAAAAAAATAATCACTTTAGATGTCCGTGATACTGAATTAGTTAATATTCTCAATATTTTATATCGGAACAATTATGAATATGTGATAGTGCATAAACCAAGAGATGCAAGACCAATTTATAAAATTGAGGCACATGCAGGAGAAGCAGAATGAATATCTTCGGTGGCGGAATAGGTAGACGCTAATCTGGGAATGGGTTATCCACTCAACGTTCAAAGCGCGTGGATAAATGAAAGCCTGTACAGTTCAATTCTGTACTAGATGTGCGCACATCATGTAAGGTGCAAATCCTTGCCCGAAGAGAATAAAGGAGAAACAGAATTAAGATTAAAGGAGAGAAAAAGATGACACTAGAAGAGTATAACAAAATGTATACCAAAATCAGTGAATATGAAGCAATATCAAATAAGCTTTCGTCAATTTATGAGGCCATTGAGATTGTTAATGGCGAATATAGTACTGCCGACACTAATCGAGCATTAGGAAGTGTTATTATGAGAACACCAAAATTACAGGATGTTCTAAAAGATGCTTTAACTAAAATGAAATCTGATCTGGAAAAAGAACTTGAAGAGCTTTAAAGAAGAAACAGAATGAGTTATCAATTCAATTTGTTTTACGTAAATGGCAAGTACTATTTATATATTCTAATAGAGAAAGACAGTGAAGTTTATGTTGATATCAGAGAATATAGCTTAGGAGAAACAGAATGAACAAAGAATTAAAACCATGCCCATTCTGTGGAGCGGATGTTGAACTTGAAAAGATACCACTTTGGCATGGAAGTCATGGCTATCATGGATGTTATGAATATAGAATTCGATGTAAAAAATGTGGTGCACAACCAAGTTATCCGAAGAATGATACAGTATATCAGTCTGAGGATGAAGCAATAAAAAATGTGGTTAAAGCATGGAACAGAAGATCACAGGAGAAACAGAATGAATATATTCAAAAGGATATTTTGTAAGCATAAAAACATATATTGTGTACGAAATATATATGGCGATGAAATAAACGATATTAGTTCGAGGCACATATATAGAAGTATATGGCGGTGCAAAGACTGCGGAAGAACATTTTACAAAGAAATTTTGGTGAAACAGAATGAAAACAGCATGGAAACATTTTAAAACAATATGCACGCATAAATTAGTAGTTTTTAAAGAATGCGCTGCTTGTGGAATACCTTGGCAAGGAATTATACATGATTTGTCAAAATTCAGTTTAACTGAGTTTATGCCTTCTGCAAGATA